GCAAAGAAAAGAATCATATATGCCCAATCAACACAAGTGAAAGGGTTCGATATACAAACCAAGCAGAATGATAGATAGCACCTTTCATCTGTTTGGTTTTTACATTAATATATATAATGATGAAAAGAATAAGAATAGGAATACAGGAAGCTAAGTTTGCTCTGAGCGATAAGAATCGCTTGGATGCCTTCTGTTTGCTTCTTAAAATAAAGCTCTTATTCCGCTCATCAGACCTTAACCTTGTATCATACAATCATTGCGCCAAATTATTGCATATCGACAATAATAAATTGAAGAGACTGCTTGAATATGGTTGCAAGATAGGGTATTTTCGTTTTGAAGAGAAAAACGGAAAGAAGAGATTCATTGCACGCAGCATACATTCAAATGATGGATATAGTTATAAGCTTCGCAAGGATGATTTGACGAAGATGACATTCCCTGCCCTCAAAAACCTTTTGAGAAGGATTGTCATAGAGAACCAAGTTAGAATGCAAGAGGACGTAATCAATACGCACAATAAGGGGACGAATGGGAAGAATGTGAAGACTATTCGCAAGGCTCTCAAACGTGAAAGTCGTATGTTGAGGAAGAAGTTTAGCGATAACAAAGGTTTATCTTATGACAGAATCAAAGATGTTATCTTTGGTACGATGTATCAAGCATTCAAAGTCACAAATCAGCTTGTAAACAGAGGTATCATCAATAAGCGCACAAGAATCAAGGAAGTAAGGTGCGATGAAAAGGTATGTACCAATAATATGGCTATCACGGATATTGAAGGTTCGGTAATTGTGATAAGCGCAAAAAATAGAAGTGCATTTTCCATTGAATCGAATATCTATCGTATGCAGATGGACGATGCTATATCAATATCTCATCACGGCATGAGAAGAAAGGAGGCAAAAATGTAGTTTATGTAAAATCAAAAATAATAAAATAAGGGTTGATGGCTTTAATTTAATTTATTCCCTTATTGGGGCGACAGCCCCAAAGATAATTAACTAACGGGCGCACGTATGCCCCCACCCGATTATATAATAACAAAGGAGATACGAAATGGAGAAAAATAAAAATTGGCTCGATACTTACCTCACACCAGCAAAAGAAATTGTTGGATATGAGTGCTATGTAAGTTGTGATTATGAAAAAAATTCCGCAAAAGGTAAATTTTCGGTTATCATCATTAAGAACGGAGAAGTTGTAGCAAAAGAGAAAAATCACATCTATTGCGCTTCAAAGGCAGTCGTTATCGTAGAAGCGATACTGTTTATGATGCAAAAATGCGAGAATGCCGATATTATCACAATACACTCGGAATATTTTAAAAATTACTTCGCCTTTTTCAACGAGGCGAGAAAGGCTAACGCACAAACAAAGAAAAAATATCTGAGCTTATACAAAAGCTTTAGAAAGGATGCGGAAGTTATCTACGACCTCACTACTTGGTATAAGAGAAACGAATATGATGATGAGGTTGAGAAAATGTTAAGTGATAACTAAACTATAGGAGATATGCAAGATGAAAAATGAAACGAAATTAAAGAAACTGATGTCCTTCTTAGATGAGAACGGCATCAAGTACACTACACCTCGAAAGAGAAAAGAGGGAAGTTCCCATCTCTTCATCGGTCAGTACATGATTGCTGTAAAGATAGAGGGTGAAGATGATACATTATTCTTCAATAAGCATAAGAGAGGAAGGCATCCTTTCTTTATCAGAACTTCGGAAACCCCGAAGTTCGTTATCGAAAAGATGCAGAATCTGATTACAAGAATGATGTTAATACAGCAAAAACATTTCATGGAACAAAAAAAGTAATTATATGGAAAGACTTAATTTTAAGCTAGAGTTTGCCGATAATGGGGTTATTGTCACAGATGATAGCTCTGGCTGTGTAAACGTCTATCAAGAAAAAGAAGACGGCAGTTATCACGAATATACGAAGAGAGCTATCAGCGAATCCGTAGCTGACACCATTGCTCATCTTTTGCTTGATGGCACGGAAAAATTGAAGCAGAAGTCGATTTATAAAATCAAAATTGAGATAAGATAATATGTTATACCCAAAGAAAGAAAAGAAGCCCAATACGGCAGTCAAATATGAAGTCCGTGAATTTATCCACGGCGGCATTGAATATGTGACAGACTGCCCTTTCGGTGAGCGTGGGCGATATACGCACACGCTGCATAAGGTCGGTGCTATCGAATGCAATCTTTGCAAGTATCAGAAGAAAAACAATACAGAAGCAAGGGTTGTAAGATGTATGCACCACTTGAATGAATCCACAGTTAATGAACCTTTAAGAAAGTAGGAGTTATGATAGAATCAATGAAGATACGTAAGGGGTTGGTGTTTACCTTGCCTATAGAACCAGAGCAGGTCATAAAGGATGAGGTCTGTGATGTAACAGAGTATATCTATAAGATTAGAGGTAAAGCCTATAGTTTTCGTGGTATCTACCCTTTGCAATTAAAAGTAGTGAAAGTATTAAACGTAACTGTTTTATGCAATGCGGTAGAGGATAAAAATGCTTTTGGGATAGATATTCCGATTCCGTTTGAAGAGATTGCAAAAAACGGAACTGCAACCAAAGAGGAAAAGGAAGAAATGGTTAATCATCCTAACCATTACGCTTGGTTAAAGGAACTCTGCGGCATAGAGCCGATTGATATTTGCCGCCACCTTGATTTCAACTGCGGCTCGGCTGTTAAGTATCTCTTGCGCAAGGGAAAGAAGGAAATGAATCTTTCCGAGCGTGAACAGAGAGTGCAAGATTTGAGCAAGGCAATCTTCTATCTACAAGATGAGATTGATATGATAAAGAAAAGCAAATGAAATACTCGAAGGCTTTAATCAGACAAATTCGCTGCGACCTTCTTTCGCATACAACCGATGCGGAGAAGGCTGCGGCGAAAATCTGCACTCTGTTAGGATATAAAGTGATACCACAACAACCGATAGTCACGGGCAGAAAGCTATACTTCGCAGATATATATCTGCCCGAGATAAAAACGATTATTGAACTCGATGGTGGTTATCATTTTACTAAAGACCAAAAGCGCAAGGATGGTAACCGCTCTTCGGGTATATGGCGGCTCGGGTATCATGTAGTGAGATTGAGCAATCACGATGCTAGGAATCCAAAGAAGGTCAAAGCAAAGATAGATTTGATACTACGCAAGGCAAAGTAACCAAAAACATTGGTTATCTTGCCTTTTATTTTTGTTTCTTAATAACTATACATAAACTAAAAGAAAACCGCTTAGACCGCAAGAAAATTACCGAAAATAGCATTTGTTTACACAGTCTTTATTATTTATCATTATTTTATTAATAGAAATAGTAATTTTGCAATCGGAAATTATTTATTTATTAACGTTTAAAATAGAATTACTATGACAATAAAGGAAAAAGTGCTTACTTCTGCCAAAACATCATTTGCAAAGTATGGTTTGAAGAAGGATGAACTTTCAAAGCTGGTTGACCTGATTGTTGCAAGTCGTGGTCTAACAGATGAGTCAAAGGACGAGGATGTAACGAGTGCTATCACGGCAGTTGAACCTTATGTTGGTATGATGCAATCATCATTCAATCGTGCGGTCAGCGAGACAACGAAGAAATTCGATGGATGGATTGACCCTAACGACCCTAACCATAAGCCTACTCCACCAGCTCCTCCTACTCCTCCAGTACCTCCAACAGGGCTTACGCAAGAGCAGGTTCAGCAGATGATTGCCGAAGCTACAAAGACAACTCAGCAAGCTGTTAGCGAAGCCGTTGCTGCCGCCATTGCTCCATACAAGGAAAAGGAAGAAAGAGCACGTCTCAATGACCTTTTCGGCAAGAGCGATAAGTTGAAGGATATCCCAGAGCAGTTCCGTTCACGTTATCAGCTCGACAAGGAGGAGAACCTTGAAACTCTCGCACAGCAATGTGCTGATGATTGGACTGCATTGAAGCAGTCGCTTGTTGCAAGCGGCAGTTTCGTTGAAGCTCCTAAGGCGACTTCTCCTGAAGACGAGAGAAATGATTTCATTAAGAGAATGCAAGGCTTCTCAGAGCGTAACGCTCCAAAGGAGTAGAACATTCTAAGGAATTATGTTAAACTCTTAAAAAGAAGAAAATTATGTCAAACAGAGGCTATTTTATGCATAGAACCAAGCCAGAGGATATTAAGGAAGCACTTTGGCTTGAAGAGCAGTGCCTTCGCCGACAGGGTGGTTACGACCTTGACCGCAAAAACCTTCCAGCTACATTGAAGTTTATTGCAAAGGGTACAATTCTCAGATTTGTAACTGGTGGTAAAGCACAGGTTGTGAAGACTGCAAAGGCTGTAGAGAAGGCTGATAAGGCTGCTACAACCTTAAAGGTTGCTAGCGGTTCTTTGTTCCAGGTTGGTGATAAGATTGCTGGAGCAACTATCTCGGCGATTGCTTCCAATGATGGTGTAGATACACTGACTGTATCAGCACTTGATAATGCGGTTGCTGCAAATGCCATTGTATCAGATTATGATAAGACCAAGGATGTACTTCTTGGCTTCTCTTACGATACTCTCGATATTAGAGACGCAGATGCTTCTATCGCAGCAACTCCTACCTTACAGGTAATGGAGGTAGAGGAAGATTCGCTCCCTTACCCTATTAATGACGAGATTAAGGCAGGCATCAATGCAAATGGTGTCGCTTTGTTTAAGATTCAGTAACCTTTAAAAGTGGAGATTATAGATTATGAATAGTATTTTGAAAGATTTGCAAGACCCAAAGTCTTTTCAAGCCTACATTGACGAATACATGAAGACTTCCACCTACAAGGCTGAGTGGAAAAACGAGTTGAAGCCTGTCGAATATTGTGCTGCAAAGGTATATCAAGCAAATATGGCAACCTATGCTGCTGCTATGGTCGGTTCTGTAGTCGCTAAGAACGCAGAGCGTCCATTGCATACCATGCCTGATTGGGGTCAGCTTACGGGCTCTATCGGTCGTATCGCCGATGAGTGGGAGCTTGATAACGACTACCTCGACCAGATGCACCTCTTGGAGGGTAAGTACAATGATATGAATGGACGTGGCAGTTATACACAGTCACAACTCGATGCTAAGTACGATGAGCTTATCAAGTACTCATTCAAGCCTTTCGAGTTGGCGGTTATCGCTCCTCACAAGCGTATTGATATGTTGTACTTCGAGGGATTGTTCAAGGGTACTCAGACAGTATCACGTACCAACAACTCTAAGGCTAACGTATCTTACACCTTTGATTTGGGTGTTAAACAGCTCTCTACTACCACAAATTGGGGTGAGGAAAACGCAACTCCTATTGAGGATATTAAGAAGTTGAAGGACGAGGCTCGCAAGAAGGGTCGTAAGATTCTGCGTCTTCGTATGTCTGAGAACACATTCTTCGCAATGTGTAAGGCAAAGGAGATTAAGGACACCTTCCGCTTGAACCTTGGTGAGATTACTATCAATCCTGCTGCACCGATGATTAGCGTTGAGCAGATGAATATCTACTTGCGCTCTATTCTCTTTCCAACAATTCAAATTGATGAGGATAAGTTCGTTGAGCTGCCTGATAAGACTGTTTACAACCTTATCCCAGACAACCGAGTTGTTGCGATGTGCGCCGACAAGGTAGCTGTGCCTAAGTGCGCAGAGAGCTTGGAGAAAATCGACCCAGTACCAAATGTTTCTTACTCTACATACGATAACAACCTTATCGGTTATTGGAGAGACAAGAAGGGTTATCACCTTACCAACGAAATGTGGATGCAACCTGTATTCGATGGTATTGAGGACTTCTTTATCTTGAAGGTTGGTGCTTAAAACACTGACCCTCAGTTATGAATATATTGATTTAATAAGTGAAACTTCATAAGATAACAAGATTAGCATGACAATTTCAGAAGCGATAGCAAGCGAGATTCAGCCTTTCTCTACCTCAGATGAGACCTTGGAGAAGATGTTTATTGATGCTGCTGACAGATTCAGCATCACAGCATCCGTGGCTGATGAATACTCTGTAGCGGTAAAGAAACCCGTAGCCTATGCGGCTATGCGTATCCTCTACAAGATGAATCCATTATCAAGTGAGAATATTGGCGGTATCTCTCAGAGTTACAAGAACGACAAGAAGCTCATTGATAAGATGATTAAATCTATTGCGAAGGATGCTGGATTGGATGCTGACCTTGTTATTGACAGCACTTCTGATGATTATTGGGTTCAGAGTGTGAAGGTATGGTAATCAAATAGATAGCGTATGAACTTTGAAGATATACTTAAAGTAAAAGGTGCTCCACAAGATGGCTTTGATGAGGACGGAAATCCTATTGAACAGCCCGAAGGAGAATGGCAAACCTTTGGAAAGTGCGTTATTTTGCCTAATTCGCAGGCGAAGATTATCACTCTGACAGACGGGCAGCAGTACGTGTATTCACACGAAATCTATGCTCCTCTCTCAAAAGCAAAATACCCTCTCATACCGAAGGAAGGCGAAAAGGTTTGGATAACCAAGAAAGATGGCACGATTGATAAGGAAATGGAGGTTAAAGGCTTCGTTACCTTAAAGAAACGCTATCTTAGAATTTGGCTCTAATAGGCAGCAATATGGCAAAGGTTGAATTACAAATCAAAGGTCGTGAAGCATTACAGAAAAGGTTGAACGAAAAGAGGCAGCAGATTATCAGCTATCTTAATATGCGTTTGATGCAACTTGCCGAAGAAGCGGTCACCTATTCTAAAGATAATAAAGGTTATCAAGACCGAACTGCAAATTTAAAGAACTCAATTTCATTCGCTCTCTACCTTGATGGGCAACTCATCACCTCGGCAGTTGGTAAGATTCCAAAGGCAGAAGAAGCAGAAGGAGGACAGGAAGGCGTAAGTGCTGCACTCAGTGAGTATGCACAGAAAGAAGGGGTAGTAGCACCCAAAGGGTACTCTCTCGTTATTGTGGCTGGCATGAACTACGGCAAATATGTAGAGGATAAAGGCTACAACGTCTTACACCTTACAAAGTATTTCCTTCGTGACGAAATGAAGAAGATTTTTGAAGAAGTAGCTGAAATGATTAAAAGCGATAGTTAGATATGATACTCGGAGATAAAGCGGTAACGGCATTATTTAAGTATCTCAATGAAAATATTGAGAGCATAGGCATAAAGAAAGGGCGTATCTTTAAATATGAGATACCCGAGAAGTTGGCTATTGGTGATTATATCGCCATCAATCATCTTCCCTTTGTGTATAGTGATGCCATTAATGAAGGTGTAGTGAATCTGAATATTCATTGCCATAAGACCTTATCTAACTTACCTAACACAAAGAAACTCTCTGATTACTCAGAAAAGATTCTTTCTCTGTTTGGTGATGGTACTTATCTTGGTGGCTGCTACTTCGATTTCTACTCTATCTCTCGCCCAACTCGTGATAGTGATAACACTTATTACGTCAATATGAAATTTAATGTAACGTACAATAATTTAAAAGAATAAAACTATGGCAAAGAATGGTGTATATGGCTTGGAAAGCTTTAGTTTTGCCGATTGTGTCGAAAATGGCGGCTATCCTACAGCATGGAGCGACAAAATTAAGGCTATCGTTTCTGGTGGTTTGAGTTTTAACGACCAGGCAGCACAGACATCGGATGTAGAGGTTGAGGATTCAGAAGACCCTTACGCAGTGCTGACTACATCAGCCGCAACAAAGGGCTTCACCTTGCAGACATACGATTTCTCAGAAGATAACTTCACGAAGCTTCTTGGTTATACCAAGGATGCTGGTAGCGGCGGTAAGGATGCTTGGTTAAATGAGCTTCCGCAAGAAACCGAGATTTACAAGGCTGTACAGATTGTGACTAAGGATTTGGATGATATTCCTTCTCGTACCTTCCAGTGGTCTAAGATGAAACTTACAATCACACGCAGTGGTTCTATCGGTAAGAGTGGACTTCCTAATCTTAACATTGAGTTCCGTCAGATGGCGGTATTCGATGCAAAGGGTGACAAGAAGAGCGGTCATCGCAATATCCTTACAAAAGATATTAGTGCTGCGGCTATTAAAAAGTAAGTAAAGCTTTTATTTTTTATATGATTTAAAATTAAACTTCAAAAGGCGGTGAGGTAAGGGAACTTTCCCAAGCCGCACCGCTTTTTATGTTATAAAACATATTTTGATATGAAAACATCAGATAAGGAAAAAGTAGCAAAGACACTTTCCGAGGCATCTGTAAAGATTAAGGTTGGTATGTTTCGCTTTAAAGTGAAGCCACTTACCTTTATGCAGATTTATGAAATGGGTGTATTCGGTAACTCTATCAAAGAACCAACATGGAAGGAAGGCGATATGATGAATATCATCCCTCTTTTGTTTGAGCACTCTGAGACAGCTCGTTTAATGAGCGAGATTTTTATCGTGTGCGCCTTCCGCAAAAAGTGGGCACGCAAAGTATGGGGGCGATATATACGCAAGCATCTTGATATTATGGCATTCAATAAGCTTGTGAAGTTTATAAGTGGTTCTTTCAATGCAAATTTTTTCTTAACCTCTATAACTTTCCTGACCCAGACGAAGATAATGACGGAGCCGAAAACGACTCCCCGTGGGCAACAATCGGAGCAGTAATGAAGTACTTTCGTATGAGTTACGAGGAGGTCGTATTTAATCGCTCATACCTTAATATCATTCTGCTTAACCGCTCGATTCCGTCCTTCAATACAAATACCAAGGATGAACCGAGAAAAGGCAGCAGACAGCAAAAAAAGCCACAAAAAGAGTATCATAAGATAGATAAGCCAATCTCTGCTAATGATTTCTTTATGGGCTTTATGTAATAATCACATAAATAAGCAAACAATATGGCAGCAGCAGATGAAATACTTGGAATCAGCGGACAGATGGATATTTCCGATATTCAAGCATCACTTGATAAGCTTTGTGATGGTTTGAACCGTGTCGGCGTTGATACAGAAGCCTTATCTCAGAGAATGAATAAGGCACTTAACGATGTGGCACAATCCGATGAAGACCTTGCGACAAAGACCACCAAGGCTATGCAGGTTCTCAAATCTGCTATGGATGAAGCTACGAAGGGGATTCAGTTAGTACCCGAAATGATTGATACTGCTAATAAACGAGTAGAAACCATTGAAGGTACTATCGGTAAACTTAACGAGCAGTTAGCTAAGACGGAAAAAGGCTCAGAGGCATTCGGTTCACTTACAAAGCAGATTGATGCTCAAAAGCATTCTTTGGAATTGGCGAAAGGTGATGTAAAAGACCTCGTTGAATCTTATGATGGAGTTAGAAACTCTATATCTCAGGTAAATGGTGCATATCAGGCATTAAGTGCTTTCTCTGTTGCAAGCACAAGTGCTAATAGCGTTCAGTCTGCAACAAATATCGCTGTAGGAGCTACGGCTACAACCGCAGCAACTGCCACATCAGCAGAAGCAGCAGCACATGTGGCAAATGCCGAGGCGGCAACACAGAATGCCGAAGCAGAGAATCAGAACGTAGAAGCGACCAAACATCTTACAGAAGCCTTGCAGCAGTACATTTCCGTTGCTTCGGGTCGTGCTGAGATTGAACGAATGCAATCCGAGAATGCAAAGGAACTGAAAGAGGATATGAAGTTGTACGAGAAGGCTATTGAAGAAATTCAGAATAAACTTGGTACAACTGACTTTGCTAAAAATATTGAGGAGGCAACAAAGAAGATTGAGGTACAGAAATCAAAGATTGAGGATTACAAGAATGCCATTGCAAATCTTTCTGCTGCTGATAACGAAACAGGAAATGGTGCTAACTACTACAATCAGCTTATAGAGAAAGCACAGGCAAATATTGATGCCCTTCAATTAAAAATCAATGATTGGCAAACAGAACAGCAGCGACTTAATGCAGACCTTCAGCAATACAATGCTCTTCTCGAAGCTGCGAATAAGATTCAAGGCGGTTCAACCATCGTTCAGTCTGATGCAACCTCAACAGTAAAAATCAATGTTGAGGACACATCATTATCAGAACTGACTTCTAAGCTTGATGAGAGCAAGCAGAAATTGCAAGATTTGGAGGCAGAAGTGTCTAAGATGGATGGAAAGCCACTTGGAGAGAAGCAAAAAGAAGACTTGCAGAAACTACAGTCTGAGATTGAAAAGACAAAGAATAACATATCCGTATTGCAAGAGGCTATCCGTGAGAAGAACGAAGAGACTTTTATCGGTAGATTGCGCAATCAGATTTCTGATTTCGGGCAGAAGATTTCTGATTTCGGGCAGAGTATAAAAGACAAAATCACACAACCTATTGATGAGCTGAAAGCGAAAGTAAGCGGTTCTTCCATCGGTCAGCGTTTTAGTGAGGAGTTCGCACAAGCAAAGTCTGGGCTAAGTGACTTTAAGGACGGAATCATCAATGTAATGACTGCCAACGGCAAGTTACAAGGAGAGATTGGTAAGGTCGGAGAAGCTTTCAAGGCTCTTGGTATTCCCGTAACGGGTTCTCTTACTGCCATTAAGTCTGTAACAAAGGCTCTATGGGGTATGTGCGCAACACCTGTGGGTGCGGTAATTGCTGCAATCGCCCTTGCATTCAAGGCTGTGCATACATGGATGACAAAATCCGCAGAGGGGCAGAAAGTCTATACAAAGCTGATGGCTTACTTTGGCTCACTTGCAAAGTCTGTCACTGATATTGTGGTTATCTTTGGAGAGTACTTGTATAAGTGCTTCACTAAGCCAAACGCTCCTCTTCGTGACTTCGGCAATAACTTCGTTAAGACGTTCAAAACTGCCGTGAAAGCAGCGGTAAATCTTATTGGAGGTCTCGGAACGACCATTAAAGGTGTATTAAATATGGATTGGGACACCTTTACCGCTGGTCTCAAAAAAACTTGGGATGGAATTAAGGGTGCTGGTGAAACTGTTATTGATGTATTCAAGACACAAGTATCAGGCGTTATTGGTGCAACAAAGACTATCTATGATGCTTTTACTAATGAAGATTTATCAAAGAAGTTAGGAGCGGCATTCAATGGAATACTTACAAAGGCAGAGCAAGCAGCTTCCCTTGCAGGTAAGATTCAAGAAGCACAGATAGCTATCAATAAGAATAAGGAAACTCAGCTCAAACTTGATGGAAAAATAGCCGAGGTAAGAAATAAGATATATACTTTGCAAGGAAAGGAGAAAATTGCAGCCATCGAGGAGGCAAAGGCTCTTGTAAAGCAGAAATACGATTTTCAGATAAAGCAGCAGCAACAGCTCGTTGAATTGCATGAGAAGCAAGCTAAATTGCATACTCAATCGCTACAAGATATTGCCGCAGAGCGTGAGCTTAGAATGCAGGTTCTTAGAACGCAGGTTCAGCAGAATAGCGAGCAAAGAATGCTTATCAGACAAGAGGAAGCTGCGAAACGCTCTATTGCGAATAAAAGTAAGACCGATGCAAAGAAGGATGCTACTCAGCAGAAGCAGATTGGCTCAGCAGAGGGTAAGCTTGATGAGGTTATCTATAAGAATGCCTATGAGAGAGCAAAAGCTTGGCAATCTTTGGAACAGCAGGTAGCCGATGCAAAGATTAAGGCAATGAAGGAAGGTGAAGAGAAGGTCATTGCCGAGCGCAAACGAGAACTATCTAAAGAAATTGAGCAGATTGAAGAGCAAAAGAATGCAGCTATCAAAGCAGAGCGTGACAGACAGAAAGCTGAGTTTGACGCACAGCAGTCTGTTATCAAGGCAAAGGGTGGCAAGGCTGAGACTTGGGATGATAAAAAACATCTTGATTCAAAGAATATTCAGAAGATTACCGAGCAGTACACTATCATTGAGCAGAAGACTGTAGAATCATATAATAATGAGATTTATGCCGATGAGATAAAGTCATATCGTGAGTATCTGAAAGAGTATGGCAACCTCGAACAGCAAAAGCTCGCCATCGTTGAGGAATATAACGAGAAAATCAAAGAAGCAAGGGCAAAAGGTAATCTTTTCGAGGAAGCAAAGTTGAAAACTGACCTTGAAGAGCAGCTAAAGAAGCTTAATTTCAATGATTTTAAGAATTCTATCAACTGGGATTCTGTTTTCTCTGATATGGGAAGATTGAGCAAATCTTATCTCGAAGACCTAAGAAAAAAGCTCAAAGACCTTCTCGGTTCGGGTACTCTTGATATTGATGATATGAAGGTTGTATCTGAACAGATTGGTAAGATTGATGATGCTATTTCTGAACAGACTGATAAATGGGGATGGTCTAATGAGGAGGTGCGAGAATATAATCGACTCTTACAAGAGGCTGCTGATGCACAAGAGCGATTAAGAAAAGCCACAGTAGAGCAATATAATGCACAAGAACAGCAGTCTTCTACGAAAATTGCTATACAGAAAGTCTTTGCGGAGACGGGGGTATCTGTAAGTACCGATAAGATAACCTCTCAGAATAAAAGCACACTCTTCAATGAGAATAAGATGAACCTCAGTAATGAACAGCTTGAAGAATTAAAGAAGCTCTTTGATGAGCTCGCTGTTTCTGAGATAAAAGTCGGAAAGGCAACAAAGGACGTAAAGAAGGTACAGGAGGATGCAAATGTATCACAAGATAAGGCAAGAAAGTCAATTAAGGAGATTGCTAATGAATGGGCAGAAAGCATCGGTAACGTTGCTAAGAAGCTACAAGAAGCAAGTGAATTGATTGATGCTCTCGGCTTCGGTGATTCAGACCTTGGAAAGAAGCTTAAAAGTGGTGCAGATGCCTTCAATAAGGGTTCGCAAGCGGCAGCAGACTTTGCTACGGGCAACTATATCGGGGCAGCTATTAACGGCGTAGGGGCTATCAAATCGCTTGGTAGTGCTCTTGGTATCGGCAATGGAAGTAATGCGAAGGAGGTTGCGGAGACTACCAATCGCCTTACAGAATCAAACGAGCGATTGCAATACTCTATTGAGCAGTTGAAGAGTTCGATTGATAAGACTTCGGGAATGAGTGCCGTCAGCAATTATCAAAAAGCCTATGATGCACAGAAGCAAATCAATAAGCAGAGTATGGAAATCCTTCAATCGCAGATGGGTTACCACGGCTCGCATCACTCTAATGCTTATTATTGGAATCTGTCAGCACAGGACTATGCGGCTATCAATCGCACGTTAGCACAGCAGTCAGCGGTCAGAGGAGGCTATATTAATTCTACGATAAACAAGGTAAGTTCTTTGGAGGATATTTATAAGCTCACTCCAGAGCAGATGAAGGATATTCGCACATACAACCAAGATGTATGGAAGAATATGACCGACCAAGGTAAATATGATAAAACCGAATATTGGGAGAATTATACCTACCTTGCCGAGAAGCTTGAAGAGCTGACTGATAAAATCAATCAGAATCTTACGCAGACAACCTTCGATTCGTTAAAGGACAACTTTATTAGCAATCTTATGGATATGAGTAAATCGGCGCAAGATTTCGCAAATGATTTCACAACGATGCTCAATAAGTCTATGCTTAACTTTGCCGTTGATGACCTTGCTAATAAGAGACTTAAAGCCCTTTATGAAAAATGGGCAGATAAGATGAAGCAAGGACAGCTCTCCAATGATGATTTGAATATACTTAAAAAAGAGTATGATAACATCGTTGATGAAGGTTTGAAGATAAGGGATAATATTGCTACAATGACGGGATATAAGGAAGCGCAATCTCAGCAGACAGCAACGGGTAAGGCTATTGAGGCTATCACCGCAGACCAAGGAAGCAGCCTTATCGGTATCGGTTATGCTGTGCAGATTGCCCAAGAGCAAGGTAATGAGGTTCGTAAAGCTATCGCCGTTGATATTTCTTTTTTGCGCATCTATGCTGAGCAGACATATAACAATATCTCAGAAATGCGAGATATTCAGTATCAGGGGTTGGAGCAGTTGGAAGCAATTAATAAGAATACTGCACCTATTATATTGATACGTGAGGACATCGCAAGTATGTATAAATTAATGAAGGATAAGTATTAAGTTATGAAGAATGATGCTTTTATTAAATTGGTCGATGAAGCGGATTCAGCTTACATTGACCTTGATACTTTCGGTATTACATTGGTAAGGGGTTGGCGAGAAGCCTTGCTGACCCCAGCACCAGTAAAAAGCTATGTAACCAACGATAGTCGATTGGAACACGGACAATCGGTTATCGCCACATCGAAGTATGCTAAGAAAGATAAGCGTGATGTAAGTATCTCTTTCTTCCTTGAAGGCGGTTCAGAAGAAGACTACTTGCAGAAATATGAAGCTTTCCTTGACAAGATAGCTTATTCTGGTGAGTTTTGCCTGAAAGTGCCACGCTTAAAGAGGGTTTTTAAACTTGTTTACACGCAATGCTCACAATTTGGTGATTATGGCTTAAAAAGAGGTAAATTTGTACTCAAATTAACGGAGTACAACCCGAATGATAGAATTAAGTTATGATTAAGATATATGATATAAACGATAAATTGCTGATGCAAGCAGAGGTAACATCAGCAGCGAAGAGAGAACAGGAAATGTCTAAGTCAGATTACATTTCTCTGTCTTTCTCCGCTGCTGAGAAAGTTATTCTGCCCGTTGGTGCATATATCAATTATACATATAAAATAGATAAGGTAAGAGAAGTTACAAGAAGATTCTCTCTCTTGGAATCATACGAGCCTACTCAGACGGATGAATGCTCATGGAAGTACACTCCTCAGTTTCAGCATCCGAAGATGGAACTTTCTAAAAAGCCATTCTTTATCTATACCCGAAATTCACAGAATGTAAAGGTGAAGCAAAGTGTATGGACTTTTATTGGAACGACATCTGTAATCGCCGAGAAAATCAAGGAATTTCTGAACGAAGATATAAAATTCGGTAATCGTGGATGGAATGTTATTTTTCAGAAGGTAACAGTAAATACTATCAATGTTTCATTCAGCGATAATGACTTTATTTCTGCACTTACAGCCATCACCAATGCCATTGGAGATAATTGCGAATATCACATTGATTATGATAATGAAATCATCTATATAGGTAAGGTTTCAATCGGCGCAACTCCTGTCGTTTTGGAGGTTGGAAAAAATGTAAGTGTATCAAGCATCAATGAAAGTAAAGAAGGCTATTACAACGCCTTCTCAATCTTCGGTGGCACAAGAAATATTACGCAAGTCAATAACAAGGGTGAAAATATATCATCGGGTGATATTCGTCTGCAATTAGATAAGGGTAATGGTACAATGTTAATAGACGGCAAGGAACGCTCCTACTCTATTGATGAGTATTCGACCCTTGACCTCAGAGCGGATAAGATTAAAGAGCCACTTTTTACGAAGGTGCTCAATTTTTCTCAGATTTTCCCTTCGCTCAATACTTATGTATATAATGTACGTGGGCGAGTTAAGTATGTGCTTGATGAGAATAATGAGAAAATACCTATCTCGTATAATACTGACGGCTCTGTTAAGGAATACAAGACCTTTACAGTATGGTATATGAGATTGGCTTATCCAACAACAGAGGAAATAACGGGAAAAACGATTATCAATACTACTGTAGATGATGGCGTTACCCATTATTGGTATGATTTTGAAGCTACCGATGATTTGCTTATCAATGGAAAGAATATCGGCTGCTCATTTGAAGTCAATACAAATACGGATGCCTTATCTACTCCACTTGCAGGTCGAGGAACTAACGGCGATTATGTAGGCTTTGAACTTACCTATCACAAAGAGGCATCATCCTCTCACTCGTCAGACGATGTTAGCAAGGATAACTTCTCTGTGTTGGCTGGTGATTACGAAATCATCTATCAAGAGGATAATGAGGTTATCATACCTACAAACGCTACAGAAATGCTCATTCCTCGTGGAGAAAGTATGCCTTCTTTGAAGTGTAATATCACTGTTCTCTATAATATCGCAATGGCTGATACAATTTATTATGAAGATGCTCAGAATAGATTGTTAGAGAAAGCGAAGGAGGAGATTGTGCGATTACTCTCTGATTTGAATAACTATGAAGTAAAATCATATTCAGATGTATTCTTGGAGGATAACCCTCAACTGCAAATCGGACAGAATGTTACATATAAAGATGGACATGGGTACGAGCTTGCAACTACAGTATTGAAGCTATCGACTAATATTGATTTCGATTTCATTCAAACGATTACATTAGGTAATCAAGTGATTAAGGGTACTATCACACAGCTCAAAGAAGACGTACAGACAATCATTGCGAGCGGCGGAAGTAGCGGTAGTGGAGGTGGTTATTCCGTTTCTCAGCTAAGAAACCTCATTGCAAAGTACGGAAGTGATAACTTTCTTTCTAAGCAGTTTGACGATATAGCTAACGGCACTATTACCTTTCAAAAGGTACAGAAGTTCGTGCAAGGGTTGTTCCTTGGCAACGGAAACAACTATAGCATAGACGGCAACGGCAACGCTATCTTGTCTAGTGTGTTGGTGAATCTCTTAAAGTCACTCGATTTCAATGAATCTGAGCAGAGTGGTTTCGCAATCAAGCAGAGAAGCGATGGAAAGTATCAGATGTTGCTCACGGATTTGATAGTGTGGGGTAAGGCAATCTTCAATACCCTTGTTATACGAGAACTCAGCTACGTTGGAGGTAATATCGTTCTCTCCCCTGCTGCTGGCAAGATAAGCTACATCAAGGAGGTATATAGCGAGACAACGAATGAGCTGATTGGATGGAAGTGCTATCTCCTAGCTGATGATGGAACGACCGCAACTATCAACTCATGGAAGGTGGACGACCAAGTGCGCTGCAAGACGTTCAACATCAAGGCTGGTGTCTATGAGAACGTCAGCAACAAGGACTATTGGAGACTTGTTACTAAGGTGTCAACCGAGAACGAGGCAATCACTGATTCAGAAGGTCACGAACTCTATGACGGCAAGAAGTTCGCTTGGATTCAGATAGCAAAAGACAACTGCATGGAAGGCTCGGACAACCCTGCCGCAGGTGATACCATCGTTCTCATAGGTAACAAGACTAATACGAGCCGACAGCATCTGCTGATGATGGAGACAGAAGGAGATGCTGCACCGAAGTTCACGATGTACCGAGGTATCAACTCGTACTCACTCAAAGGGAAATCCATCTTTGACGTAGGATTCAACGGCATCAACATCGTGTCGAAGTACTACCACTTGACAACAGTTGATGGAGAGAAGATTTGGACACCTATCTATCGGGGCGATTGGAAGGAAGGTACGGAATACGACTACTACGATGAGGTTACATGGCTTGGCACACGTTGGCTCTGCATCGTCTCAGAAGGACAGACTACAACCGAAGAGCCATCTGAGGATTCTCCTTATTGGAAGGCAACAACCGCAATATTCAAGATGAATCTAGCCCTATATCATGACCTATACGCAGGTATATGCAAGGGCGAAACTCATACAGTTGTATGTAAGTTGATGCTAGGCGATAAGGACGTTACTACAGCAGTTAAGTCATGGGCTGTCGCCCGAAAGACAGATGATGCCGCAGATGATATTGCTTGGTCTCTCAAAGATAAGGTAAGGAACTTCAAAGGCTCGCTAGATATAACATGGGCTAATGATAACTCCGAAGATGATTTGGGGCGTGGCGACGTGGCTTCGTTCACGTTCACCGTAACAACAAATACAGGTGATGTGCATAAAGCCACACTTGAATTGTAAGAAATGTAAAACTTTTAATTTAAATTAATTATGATGTATGCTATTGTCAGCAAGGAGGAATGTCAGAGGATTGGCATTGACTCCACACCAAGAATGGCGCACGGAGATAGTATAGTCATTACGGACAAGGAACTTATGTTCTCTACTGCTATTGGCAAGACCCTTGAAGAGAAGGCGAAAAACGTCAATGCCATCTTAGCTACGACTGAGAAGGTGTTTGCGTGGGATAAAGCCTGCAAATTGGGTAATGACGGAAAGGAGGTACTGAATGGATAATATTTCTCTCTCGGCTTCCATTGCGGTAAGACGTATCATTGATGGAGATACCCTCTCTATTTGGTTTACTACTAATGGCGTTCCTCTGCATCAGGGTCTGAACCCTAATGACTTCTCGGCTACACCTAAGTGGACAGAGAGCGGAGACCACCCAGAGATTACACCTCATGTAAGCTCTGCACGTAAGAATGCCGTTTCACTCCTTACACACAAGTGGAAATACAATTCCGTTGAAATCACTTTCGCAAGTGGTACAGGATGGGTAAAATCTTCAAACTTCGATGGAAAGTTCAAGATGAATACCAAAAACGGAACACTCGCTATCATCGGTAACCTTGCAACAAAGGATAATCAAGATGCGGACGTACTCGAATACACAGGTATGGCTAGTGTCGGTAGTGCATCTTACGAAATGTCGAATAGTATTGACGTTCTCGTTACCATGCTCGGCTCTAGTGCGTTCTTCGGCGGTATTGAAGCAAGCTCTACAATGCTCGGTGTTACAGACGATAATGGTAATGAAATCACTACATCTATCCTCAAATTCTGGCTCAAAAACGCAGGCGGTGATGTATCGAAATATTCGGTTAAGTTGTATCGTGGCAATGAGACTACTCCAATTACAACAATCGAGAATGCGGCTAGTGGTGGTAGCATAACTATTCATCGTGACAAGACAGGAGAAGATGATAAGCTCTATGTTGATAGCCATCAGTTGTTTATCGCAGAGTTCATTGTAGATGGTACAGTGGTCTATCGAGCAGGTGTAAGCATTGATGATAATGCTGATGTATTTCAGCTTGTACTTTCATCAAGTAGCGATGTGAATGCATCTACAGATTCAATCATCACACCTAAAGTGTTGAGAAATTCAACAAGGACTGCTGCTACTGTTGGTAATGGAACAATTAAGTACTATATCCTCAAAAGTACTGATTTGACCGTTGTCAGAAGCACGTCTATAGATTTCACTAACAATGCTGAGTTCGCTGCTGCTACTCTCACTATTACCGATGACGACACTAAAGACGGAAAAGGCAACGAGTGGGATTTGACTGTTAATTGTGAACTGACCGCACAGGTCTTGTCTTAAATTTATGAAATATGGTTGAAGTTAAACAGAAATTCAGAAGAAAATATGCTCCGCTCAATCTGAGTTATTCGCTAGTCTGTCTTAGCAGTGGTGCTCCATTGCAACAGACAACGGATGGTGTCAATTTTTATCCTGACAGAAAGATTGTTCAGAGTCTTATTCAGCCGCAGATTAATGTAACTACAACCGATAAATCTTGGGATTCGAGCCGAAGCAACGCTTTTCTCACCAACATGGTGTGGTGGGTAAGCGTTGATAACACTTGGAAGAAGATTACGGAAGTAGATGCATGGAATGACTTGTATGAGCTTGATACCAGCGGAACTACAACACGTGGTACGCTTAAAGTGAAGAAGAATGTCGGTGCAAATGATAGATGTCAGCTCTACTTTGAAGCTGACCTCATCGACTACCGCAAGAACTCTTTGCTGCATATCAAGACGAAGCCGATTACCATGACAACATCAACCAATACGGGTGATACATGGGGTATCGGCATCGGTATTGAATCGAACATCAGATACAATCCAGTTTTGGATAAGTTGAGCCTCTACGATTACAAGGTTGCTAACAGATTGATAACGGCATCCGATGCGGAACGCAAAAAGTGCTTTGATGGCAATGAATATCTTCGCACCATCCCAATTGATGTGTACAAGGCTAAGACTAAGGTTGTGGCAGGATATGAGTTGGAGATTTATCGTGTGGACGAAAACGGCAAACAGACTAAGATTGCCGTATCAACGAAGACCGCACCTAACGAGCTTGTAAGCGTATCATCTACGGATATGGTTCTTGACTTGCGACAGATAGGTAAGTATGACTACATCATCAAGGTTATCGTTGATAAGGTTGCCGTATCGCAGTTTCAGTTCAATGTCAGCAGGGCTACACCATCATTTGAGTTCGATTTCATGAATGTCGGCGGAATTAACTACGGGCAGAAGAAAAGAGTCAATAAGGTGTTGGTACATCACAACAATGCTCTTATCCCTTATCCGCAGAGAATCTTGAAGCTTAATTGGAAGACGATTGCTCACAATGAAGGCGATACAACGGTTGAAAAGAAATGGCAAGAGGGAGAATCATGCTCGTACCTCGTTGAGGAAACAGGACTTGGATATTCGGAAGATTGCGTATTGGAAGATTGCGTGTCATACGAACAAAAAGAACCGCTCTCTTATGCTGTAGGCTCAGATAACAAATACTTGACCGACAAGGATGGGAATCCTTATCTGATTGGTTAGGTTAGTAGGTTTTATAATGTATAACTTAAAATAATTAATATGAAATTATCAGAAGTATCACAGGTCGATGCAATGTCTTCGGCTGATAGCTTCCTCATCGAAGCAGGGGGTAGCGAGAGACGAGTAAATCTCGAAACGCTCAAAGGAGTTTTAGCATCAGCAGTTACTACTCCACCATCCACTTATACGCTCGAACAGAATAGTAACGTGGCATTTGACGTGTCAAGTAATTGGGCTGCTTACATGTACACATCTTACATGAAGGGATACTTATTTAGAGTAGTAGCTGGTAAGGTATATGCTGCACAGCTCAATGATTCGTGGGATGCTTTCGCCGATGGTACGGCAATCGACAATATCACTAAGTACGAAACAATGGTGCGTGTGCCTAAGTGCCACTTTAAGGGTGAGGGAACTAAAATGACCTTTGGCGGTCTTAACCCTGTAGCAGGCGGTCATACCTTTGATTCTCCAGAGTGGGTAGGTGCATATCAGATGTACGTTGCGAATAATGTAGGTCACTCTAGACCTAACGTTGCTCCAACGCATTCCAAGAAGATGACGGAGTTTTGGGCAGCAGCGCAGCAGCTTGGTTCTAACTTCGGTCTTGCCAACTATCAGTTCCAAAGCCTTATCAATGCGGTATATCAGGCATATTACGGCAACCTTAACTCGCAGGATGTAATCGGTTCGGGATTCCAGCATCAGAGTTGGGAAGCATGCCGTGATGTACCAATGGGCAAGTGTATCTCTCTCGGTAATGGTAGCGGCAAGGTGCTCTATGAAGATGTTACGCTCGGTAAGCAGTATTCCGTTAAGCTCTTCGGTTTTGAGGATTTGTGGGGTAAGCTTTGGGAGTTCCGCCCAGGCATCCGCTTCTACATGGATGGTGATACAAGAAAGGCGGTCGTTTATAGCGGCAACCAAGTAAGCAATACTGCTAGTGGTCGTGAGTTTGTCTGTCTTGCTACGGCAAATGGCGAATATGTGACTAAAATGACACTCGGCGAGTTTTGGGATATGATTCCACAAGCAGTTGGTGGCAGTAGTTCGACATATTATGCTGATGGCGCATGGGCTGCTACTACTGGCGAGCTGCTTCAGGTTGGTGGTAACGCTAATCTCGGTTCTCGGTGTGGCGTTGCGTACTCGCTCTCGTATTACGGGTTCTCGTACTCGCGCACGAACATCGGTGCTCGTTTGGCTTTCTATGGCACGCCAATTCTCGTGGACGGCTCGAAGCTTGTGGCAATGTAAAAAGGCAGCTCGGCTGACGTTTACATAAGCCGACAAGCCCCCGAAAATAATTTGATAAATAAGTATTAATAGAAAAATAAACGATAGATTGAAACCGCAAGGTTGAAATCTCCTTTTATAGGATTTCGTGGATTACACTAAATAAAAAGTCAGCCCATTCCGTGCGTAAGTTTTCTGCAACCACGGAGTGGGCAAAGAAAAGGTAATAAATCGTGGAGCTGCTGCAGGTTGGTGGTCCCGCTAATAACGGTTCTCAGTGTGGCGTTGCGTACTCGAACTCGAATAACGGGTTCTCGAACTCGAACACGAACATCGGTGCTCGTTTGAATATCTACACAAGACTTCTAATTTTAGAATGACGATATATTTTGCTGTTCCCAAGTCGTAAGACTACGAGATAGTCAAAGGACGAAGAGCACACGATTGAACCTGTCTCGATGGAGGGCATTCATGATGATGTAAGCCCCGACAGAGCAAAGATTAAAGGCGTTGGGTATGAGTGGTCGGGTATGTCCGACTGCAACAGAGTCCCCTCTCGTAAGTAAGTGATACAGTTGTACGTATGTGCCGAAAACCAGTGAGCCGAGAGTGTAGAAAGCCTATAATAAGCGTTTTTTGAAACATTGGTTGAAACATAAAGGGATGACGGACACACATGAGCTAGCGTATAAACGCAAGGCGAAGTTAAGAAAGAAGAACAGGAAGGTCAAGGTGAATCTTGTCAGCAACACAACCAATCTCAATATTGCTGTTAGAAGGTCACGAAAAGGTAAGGAAGGTAAGAAGGGAGTTGTTGAATTTGATAAAGATTACAACGGCAATCTGCTGAAATTACAGAAAAGTCTCAATGATGGTACTTTTCATATAAGTAAAGGTCGTGAAGTTTCAAAGCTATGTCCTTGCGGTAAGGTGAGACGATTACTCATACTTCCATATTACCCAGACCATGTAGAGCAGCATGGATTGATGCAAGTTCTCATGCCACCTCTTGTAAAGTATCTCTACATAGAGAGCGGAGCAAGTGTCAAGGGTCGTGGAATGATATACGCAAAGCGAAGGACGGAACGTTGGATAGACGAAAACAAGTGGTGTGGCAGAATATTCTTTGTTAAGCTTGACTTCATCAAGTTCTATCATAATGTTGACCAGTTCGTTATCTATGATGCGTTGTGTGCGTTCTTTACTGATAAGGGAATAAGAAGACTGCTGCATGAAGTTATCTTCGCCCTTCCGCAAGGTTTGGGAATCGGTCTCTACCCTATTCAGACACTCACCAATTTCTTCATGAGCATCTTATGTAGAATCGTAAGTGCCAAGTTCGATGTCAAGGTTGAGATATATTGTGATGATATGGTTATCCTCGGCAAGAATAAGAAGGAAGTATGGAAAGCCGTGAACTTCATCAAGCAATACGCACATGATGTGATGCATCAGGAGTTGCATAGCAATATCGGAATGCAGATAATTGATGAGACGCATTTCCTTGATTATGTAGGCTACCGCTTTTATTTCAACCATACAGAGTTGCGAAAACGCATGAAGGAGAAATTCAAGAAGAAGATGCACAACCTAAGAGACCCTATGAGAAAATACCGAGTAGCGATGAGCTATAAAGGTTGGTTGATGCATTGTGATGGTTTTAATCTTTGGAGAAAGACAACAGGAATGGAAAGTTTTGACGATTTCAAGATGCCTACCTTTGAGGAACGTGATGCCGATGGTAAGCGTATCTTCCAAGGACGCAAGGGCAATATCGGCATGATACTGAATCAGTCAATGACGGTATTAGATGTAGAGTTCGGTGTAAAGTCACAATACGGAAAGAAAGGATTGGCTAACCTTATCCAAGTACAATGTGCAGGCATTACTTATAAGGTGCGCTCTAATAACTCTTATCTTGAAAAGCAGTTGCGATGGTTCGTTGAGAATAAGCATATTCCTTTGAAAGGTTGGAAGTTCATCAATTGGAACATGACAGGCGTAGGCAATCCCGATTACAGAATCGTCCGCCCCGATTGGACACCAGAGGTTGGTTTTTAATATTGTATAACTCATTAATAATATAAGAATTATGGAATTAGTAAAGTCTATTTTTGACAATGCTCCTAAGACAGTGGAGTATGAAGGTAAGTATGTACGCATCAACTTCGATATTGATGTAACAGAGGTATCTCTTGGTAATACCGAGAATGATAGTGAAGGTGATAGCAAGGGTAAGAAGAAGACCGTGGCAACACGTTCAGCATTCTCTGCCTATGTCGTCCGTGTGGCTCACCCTTTGGAGCGTGACAAGGTTATTGATGCTATTGTGTCTGCTGGCTACCCTAGCGACAAGATGCAGGCTATCATCAACAATCATCTTGTTAATCTCGCTACCTTGGCAGATGGCGGTAAGCTTGATAATGATGAGCTTGCTCATGAGGAGGAGTACAACGCCATGCAAGAGTGGCGCAAGAAGGCTAAGACCGTAGCTAGCGAGGTCATGAATATTTATTTGTCTAACGTTTAATAGAAGGGGAGGAAATGGGTATGGGTGCTATTAATGTTTATCTGTCAGCAAGTATAAAAGTTACGAGAAGAGCAAAGGACGGAAAAGATGCCGTTAATTATGAGATTCTGCTTGATACGGATTCCGTTGTGCTTAAAAGTGACACGAAGCAGTTTGAGACGCATAAATTAGGTGATGTTCACTTTATGTATCATCAAGGTAGCTATATAGAGGATATGACAATGAGAATCATTGATACATTCTCTTATATCATACTTTATTATGGCTACGAAGCTAAAAAGGATGAAAATGGGAAACCAGTATTAGGTAGTGATGGCAAGCCAGTCATGGAATATAAGGCTATCACGTATTCGTCTAATGAGGGTATTACTGATATATGGAACACTATGCAGATGAATGTAGGTGATGATGCTGAGTGCTATGGTATGAAATATATTTGGTATGACAAGAATCTGCCAGATACCGATGAAGCTATGTTTGAGAAGATATGGAGCAAGTTGGACGGCGTTCCACCTACAGAACTCGGCATTAAGATTCTTGCGACTAAGATGTTCACGGTTAGAAGAGAGGCAGATAGCATACAATCATCTGACGTGGTGTTTGGCATTGGAACTAAGACGCAACAACCTACAGCTTGGATTACCAACTTCGGTGGGCTGACGCTTGCCGATGGTAAATACGTGTGGACTTGCACAAAGACTACACTGACGAATGGAACATCATACTACACAGGCGCATACTGCCTTGGCGAGTGCTATGATTTTGCGCAGATAGAGGAATTATACGCACTGAGTGACAGCTCTATAAATCCACCAAAAAATGCAGTTTTTAGCTCATCATATAAAGTAGTCAAGGGCAAGTATCTTTGGAGTTGCGTTAAGGTGACTTATAATGATGCTAACATCAGTTATCTCAACAAGAAATGCGTGAGCTACTTCCCAAATGATGGCGTTAATGGAACGAAGTTTACTCCAAAAGGTACTGCTTACGGTCATTATACCGCATCTAGCAAGATGCCCAAACCATCAGATGATGTCTTAGGATTGCTCTATCTTGTCGATAAAGTAGATACGCTGCTTACTCCTATTAATAAGCCTTGCGTGGTGTGGTGGAGAAGTCTTTCCGCTGGCTCCTATATATTATCTTATGATGTAGCCGAAGAAGGTGATGCTTATAATGTTGGTGGCACTCTGTGGGTACATAACGGAACAGTATGGAAGGACTTTGGTAGCATTCAAGGTCCAAAGGGTGATGATGGCGAGGATGCTCTGAATATCGAGTTATCTACGGATAAGATTCTGTTTAGTTGGGATAGCAAAAACAAAAGCTATGATGTTGCAACTAAGGACATTACTCTTGTTGTCAAGCAAGGCAACAACATCATTAATATTGGTGACTACACAATCAACTTTCAAGCTGTAGAGAACTTTGAGCTAGGCAGTAACAATAAAAATATCAGAACAGATGGAGCATCTGATGGATATACCTATAATATTTCCTTCTATTCTGCTGGTATTGCCTTGAAAGAATACACTTTCAATGCATCTGTTAACGGTAAAGAACAGACGGTGAGATACCCTGCAAGCAGTTGCTCGGTGAAGATGTTAATTACCTATAATGGTATTACCTACACAAAGATAATTGCCATTGAAGTATCGTTCGTTCAGATGTATGGAGATACGGCATGGAATACAGAACAATTATCTTCTACATACGGAAAGCTTACTGCTGGATATAATGGTACGCTTGCACAGATGGAATCCAATATCTCTCAGAATGCGAAAAATATTGCATTAAAGGTATCTCAGACATACTACGATGAGAATAATAAGAAAGTCGGTGAGAGATTTTCCATAATAGAACAAAGAGTTGATAAAATCAATATCCAAGTATCAGCTACAAGTGATGGTCTGAAAAATACAGGAATCAATATCACAGATGGCACTATTAAGATGACCGCTGCAAATTTCACACTCGTCAATAATAATGGTGTGCCAACATTAGGCGTTGACGCATTTGGAAATTGTTCTTTAAAAGGAACTATCAATGCAACAGGCGGAAATTTCGGTTCTTTGCAAATGACTTCATTTACTGACGCTACAGGATTTGAATTTTATGGCATGTCTGCACATACAGATGGCACATCCATAATAGCTGCGTCAACCTACAGACTTGATTATCAAGGTCTATATGTAGGCTCTGGCTTGCGAAATAATGGAGGTTCAGTCCATATAGGCAATAGAGGTGGAATAACTGATGGCGATTTTAGCTGGGATGAAGGTGTAGTCAATGTAGAAGCAGACAATTCTGGAGCTAGCAACGCTGATATTAGCGGTATCGGTGTGAATGTAGTCGGCAATCCTAGTCATAGTGCAATCGGCATGAAGGTATCTGCTACAGGCGGTAAAAATAACTATGCGATTTATGCTGAGAATGGTGACTTTAGAGCTGAGAATGGTGCGTTCATCGGTGTGCATCGTGGCAATGTGACGAAGATTTACAATAGTGATTACACGTTAAAAAAGACAGATAGCACCATCATCTGCAACAACACGACTAAAGATATATCCATCTATCTACCTTCCGATGCCGTGGTAGGCACATTTTATCGAATCATCAAGAAGGGCAAAACAGTCACTCTGCAAAGTGTGAATAAGAATATCGGCGTAGTTAATAACATAGATTTGATGTCCAGCGTATCATCTAAAACTGCAAGGGAATGGATAAATTGCTTATGGGATGGTGATTGTTGGAATGTCGAGATGAGTCGAAGTTAACGAATATGGCGGCTACTCTAAACTGGGTAGCCGCCTTGTTTCTTTTGCGTAACCAAACGGGCGAGTGCATAAGGTACGAATCGTACACTTTGCGGATTCTGAATATCGCCAATCATTACTATCCTGTCGTTAGGATTCGGATTACACTTATGTTCTAACTCCATCTCTTCACGAGTAAACGGCAATAAACTGCCACCTACCATGTATCCCATTCTATTTTCGTATGCTTCCAACTTCTTCATAATCTCAATGTTTTGGTTGATGGTGCAAAGATACGAAAATATTAACTATAAATGCTTTTAAATTGTTACTTTTTATAAAGTTTAACACAAAAACTTCCGAAAATCCATTATCTTTATGAATAAAATCGTAACTTTGCATCATCTAAGACAATTATAAATTATAACGCTTATGAACAAAGAAGACGAGAGCGACCTATTAAAGTGGTTGCAAGACAAGGACATCAGCGAAGTTATGGACTTGCTGATGAAGCACGGAAATCGGTATAGCAGAAGGATATTGAAGTTCTTCCGCTGGTTCAGCAAGTACGTTCCAATAATTATTATGTGCTTACACGCATACGGAATGTGGGATTTCTCTCAGCATCCTCGTGAAATGTTTATCCCATACGCAGAAAATGCACCTTGCTATCTCTACATATATTTCATGGTGTACGTTCTGCCAATGGTTCTTATACTGGCGAGCCGATTTTTCTTTCTGTGCTGGAGATACAGGATACCCTTCTTTTATTTCTTTGGTGTGAATGCGGCTCATATCGTAGAATGGAGTTGGTACACTACTAAAGATATGGTTGATTCTTGCTTTACAGTTATGATTGTAACGGCAATGTTTTATCTATATGGATTTGCAGATATGTTTATTAGCAGAACCAAGTTAGGACGTAAAATCTGTGCGTGATTATGGGAAAGATATTGAATTATAAGATACTCGGCACGGCTTTAAAGTCGCTGAGTGACGCTTGCTTCAAGGCTGATGAACAGCAGAAGAACGGAGAGAAGGTCACCGCTTGCGGAATGAGCGATGATGATTTGGATAGGCTCTGTGACATCATCCCCGATATGCTCAATCCGATGATGAGCACCGAGGAAGTTAAGGAGAAACTGCACGTTTCTGATGCTACCCTTAACAGAATGGTGGCTAGGGGCGATTTGCCCAATGGCGAGTGCAAGAAGCGAGGACATACTAGGTATTGGAAGAAGTGGGATATTCTTCACTTCATAAAGAGCAAGAGAAAATCATAATCAATTCAGCCCTATCGCAGCACGGATAAGCGAGTGTATATGAGTATTAAGGACTTTATGTTTTTTGCCTTGATTATAGTAGCTATACTAGTAATCATCAACTGCACGTTCGTTGCTTATCTGTACCTTTCCTACGAATATAAGAAGGTTAATAAGTTCTTTCTATCTTGGGTAACGGTATCAACTATGATTCTAATAGGATGGTTCGGGGTTGGATTGTATCTGTACTTTGAACATTTCTTATAAGTTAAAGAGAGGTAAGTGATTGCCTCTCTTTTTTTTGTTTCAGTTTGCGTGAGTGACTGTTGTAATTTTTGCAACTGTCACTCTGATTGCCTCTCTTTTTTATTTGGTACAATATAATAGATAAAAACACACATATTTCCCCGAAAAATATACGCACTTTTTGCCTTAAATTATACGTAACAATATATGATGCTACCTCCTATCACCTTAAATCACTGATAATCAGCCGCTAAAAGAAAGTGTGATAGAGTTATATTTGCTCTCCCCTATTCTTTGTACCTTTGCATCCGTAATCGATTACATAGTGTTAGTTAATATTAAGGATTTCAAAAGATTGTATTATGGAAATGACAGATGCAAAGGTCGTGGAGAAGAAAATCTACGAAGATGGTAAAAAAGAGTATGCCAGCAAGGGTTTGGCAGGAACAGCCCTCGGAATTGGCATCGGTGGCTTGGCTTTAGCTTTGCTCAACGGCAATGGTCGTGGTGTATTCGGCTCTCTCGGTGGCAGCAATATGCCTGAGAACGTGAACATCAACACTTACGGAGCTAACTCAAGCTCAAATCAGCCAACCGCCTTACAGGTAATGGAGAAGGAATGCGCTGATGAGGTGAAGTTGCTTACCGACATGTTCGGCTTGAAGCTTGACACCGCTAACAAGTTCTACGCTATGCGTGAGACTGACATCGCAGAGAAGTTTTCTATGTACAAGGGTGCTAACGATGCTATCAACGCCGAGAACCGCCGTGCAATGGAGGCAGAGTTCGGTCTTTACAAGTCTCAGATTGATGCGGACTTCGGTCTGTACAAGAATCAGAGAGACCAGTATGACACGTTGCAAGCAAAGTATTGCGACCTTGACAAGAAGGTAGCCGTTATGGAAGCCCTCACTCCTTACAAGGAGAAGCTTATGATGGCTTACGTTAACGAGAAGACCTGCAATTGCTTGCGTGGTCAGTTGGTACTCCCATCTACGCCAGTAATTTCGGGATACGGCAGCTATTGCTGTAACGGCACTGCTCCTTCCACTCCCACTACAGGAGCGTAACAGAGCAAGAAAGTCCGTAAAAAGGACTAAGAAAAAATGAGTTGGTGAGGGGTGTTTGCCCTCGTTGGTGGATGCCCTCTCACCTATCTATAATATATCACCAACTTTAAAGATATTGATTGTTATGATGAATTTTGGTAACAGCCCATTATTGGATATGGGTACAAGTCAGCAGCAACCGCAGATGATGGATGCCGAATTACAGAAAATGTATGAGGCAATACAACAGAAGCGAGCATCTATCAATATGCAAGCGCAGCAGTCTTCCACCCCACTTTGGGATGAGATAGACAAGATAGAAGACAATCTTACAGGCGCACAACGTCAGTACTTGATGCAAAATCAGGAATACGTTAATAGCTTGCAATATGTCTCCAAGCTCGTACAAGACGAGGAATTGCGCATCATACGTCCTCGTATTGAAAGCACTCAGCAAGGACAGGAAGCATTGAAGAAACATCTATCTTTGATGCAAAGATTGAGAAAAGAAGTAGCGCAAGCAGAAGAACAGAAATCTGCTATGCTCAACGATTATATGACTAACCACAGCGATAAGACCTGGCAAGAGTATCTCGCTATGGTAAAAGGAGCTAAGAAAGGAGGAACTAAGAAATGAATATAACAGAGCTTAAAGAAAAACTGCTTGAATCGGTTGACGTTTGGGCAGACGCAAGGATTGATGATATGGTTAAGGGAAATCCGATGCTCGCCATACCATCAGTGTATATGAAACGTGCGGCGCACAACATCATATCCAAGAATAAGGATAAGTGGGATAAATCGATAGACAACGCTACCCTATTCCTTGCTGATGAGAACGGCAATATTGACGCAGATACCATCTTTACCGATGCGATGCAGATGCTTAAAGTGGTCGAAAACTACCACTTTGACTTTGGTGTTATTCACGGGCATATTGACAATGGTACAATATCCATCGACCTGCCAGACAATCCGTTTATCGCTATTCTCTTCGGGAGCAAGCGAAGCATTAACTTCACGGAGGAGGATTTTGTGGAATTAAAAGATTTAATAACAGCTTAGAATATATAAGATATGGAAGCAAAAGACATCATGAGTAAGTTTGATGAGCTGTATGTAATGATGGCTTCATCAACAAACGTAAAATACATGCACGTATTCGGTAACACGATGCGCTGCATGATGAAGGATATGGCATCCAAACACCCAGAGTTGGCGCAAGAGTACGTTGAGAAACTTTGCGCTATCAAGTGGAACAACTATCTCACAAAGAATGAGGCGTTGGATATTATCGGTAAGATGAATCCCGAAGCAACGTGGAATATGCAAGGATGGTTGGATGAAATGGAGAAGTTGGGCTTATGTATGGAGGATAAGCCATATTACAATGATTATGCGCTGTATATAGCAATGAATCAGGTAATAAGCGACCACGGGGAAACCATAGTTGCAATAAAGGGCGAGAAATCTCTTTCTGATATAAATGAGGATGAACTTGTAAAATACGCCTACAAATTAGCCCTTGACCTACTGAAAGATAAGGATGGCGTATATAATATAAGAGAATACTTTTTGAAGTAGATATACAGTTTGAATCATTCATAAAGAGGGGCTTTTGATAAGTTCCTCTTTATTTGTTTACACCCGATTATCTATTTTCTTCTGTCTTTCGATTTAAAAAGCTATCTTTGCATCAAAAACAAAATATGGTAGGACAAGTAGGAAATACGGGTACAAGAGCGGCAGGGATGATGCTATTCGGGGATGAGTTAAGTTGTATGTTACTCGATACCCGATGGATGCTTATTGCTATCGTTCTACTTATAATCGCAGACTATCGCTTTGGTTGTGAAGAAAGTAGCCTTCGGCACAAAAATGCCTTAGAAAGCAAAAGTCCTCTGCTTGCTGATAGATATGAGTTCAGAGCATCACGAGCAAGACGTAGAACTGCAAATAAATTTGTGGACTACCTTATCTATATAATGGTAGGTGTAGCCGTTGGTAGAGCTTTATTGCCGCAGCTCGATATTGATTATATATGGGGAGGATGGGTTGTTACTGCATTTATTGCGGCAAGAATAGAAATCCCAAGCATAGTAGGACATTTCTTATTTGTTCGTGGTGTATCGGTAGAGAAGAAGACAATAATGGGCTTCATTAAAGCCTTTGTCGTAGCTCTTGCAAAATCTAAGAGTGAAGGCGTTGGTGATGCCTTAGAAGAAGGATTTAAAGCAACGGAGGATAAAAAATGAGAGTAACAAGAAAACAGATGGAAATCATTATGCCGAATGCTGGAGATAGGATTGATACATATCTTCCTTATATCAATGACTACGCAGATGCTTTCAATATCAATACTCCACTTCGCATGACACATTTCCTTGCGCAAGTGGCTCACGAAACCGCAGAGTTGGTACATATACGAGAAATCGGTAATGCTGACTACTGCCATAAATATGAGGTTGGTAAGCTAGCAAAGATGCTGGGCAATACTCAGAAGGGTGACGGCTACAGATATAAAGGTCGTGGCTTCTTGCATTTAACAGGAAGAGCGAACTACCAAGCTTACACGAACTCAAAGTACTGCAAAGGCGATGTTGTGGCAGAGCCAAAGCTCTTGGAACAACCGAGAGGAGCAGTAAAAAGCGGTATGTGGTATTGGCTGACAAGAGGATTGAATGCCGTAGCTGACAAGAATGATATTGAAGCGGTTACAAAAAAAATCAATGGTGGAACAAACGGCTTGGCGAGCAGAACCAAATATTGGAAGAGAGCTTTGAAAGCCTTTAATATATAAGCTTATGAAATGGGTTAAAGATTTGTTTTATTGTTTATCAATTTCAATGCTTCTGTTTCTTATGACGCAGATAGTTATCGGGTGTACGGCTACCCCGAAGGTGGTTACCCGACAGACTTATATCAGCGATAAGCAGTCACATTGGGATTCGATATTTAATGCTAGACTTTCTGCGACCTTTGAACTCTATCAGAGAACTCAAAGTGAGCTAAAAGAAAATAGCAAGTCTGAAACAAACCATATTAGAGATAGCACTTCTACTATGGTTGATAAAGATGGTAATATTCTCAGACAAGCCAAATATCACTACGAGAGCCATAACTATACAGAGGTATTCGTACAGAAGCTTAGAGATAGCATTTCTTACTATAAATCATATAGGGATAGTATAAATAAGTATCGACTCAAAATCGATTCCTTAGATAAAGCTAAACAAGATTCTGTTCCATATCCCGTGTATATAGAGAAGCCGATGAATAAAACAGATGCTGCATTCGTGCGATTAGGTAAGGTTACGGCGGTATTCGTGCTTCTCTTCATGGTAGGTATGATATTCTTGGCAATATACAAAAATAGAAAAGGATAAAACTTTTTTCAATAGTTACTGATATTTTATAGGTTTTAGTTTTTGGTTATAAGATTGTTTGGATAACAAAGGCGGTTACTCGTGAAGAGCAGCCGCCTTATTTTTTTAGTATTTCTTTCCTCCGTGATGATACTCACGGGTCTCATTATAGCGCATCTTTAGATTAATGTGCTGTACAAGGTCGATACCTAGTGATTCTGCCCATTCAAAGGTAGCAACGATTATATCATTAAAATAAGCTTCACAGAGCAAAGAGTTATTCGGTGTAGCAAAATTTAATATACCTCTTGAAATGAAGAATGCATTAACTGTAAAATCTCTTGTTTCACAGAGTTCTACATTTTCTTCATCGGTTACATATTCTGTTCTACATTTTACGTTTTTCAACCCCATAAGGTCAAATAAACGAATGCAGATGTCTGCCAATTCACTCTCAACAGTTCCCTCAATATGTTCGCCGTAGAATTTTTCAACCAAACCTCCGTGATGGTCGTTAGCGATAACGCAATCAAGCCCACTTTTATCAAGGTCATCCATCCAACGCCCCTTGCGGTCAGCTTGAACGGCTTCCGTAACCTCTGTGCTAATCATCATAACCCAGTGTGCCGTAGGCTTCTTCTCTTCGTGCCATCCGTGTTTAACGGCATTATTGTAGGCACGTTCCACCCATTCCTTAATTTGTTTTCCTTCTATAATCATAATTATCTGTATTTATGTTTATCACACCATTTCCAACAATCTGTACATTCTTCTTTATCGCAGCAAAAGCCATCACCATAAATACCTTCGTTGGTAAATGAAATACAATTACCGCAACATGGCTCTTCATTTTCTTTTTTCATGCAAATAACGTTTTATTGATTCACACAACAACTTATTTTCATCTGTGAGCTTTCTAACCTCCTCTCGTAGCTGCTCTATCATGTGTATATACGACATTTCTTCAAGAGTTTTCATTTTATCAACTCCAATGAGAATCCTTTCTTCGCAACGTGAACCGCCTTACCCGTGGCTTTCGCTACCTCAGAAGAGAATAATTCAGCATCGCCATTGTTTGCACTCATGTGAATAAGCACAATCGCTTTCGTTCTTTCTAGTTTATTCTCTTTCAAGCAGTTCAGACATCTTTCCAAGCTCATGTGAGTAGCTTTTGCTCTGATACCTATCTTCTTAGGAATAATGCCCTCTCTTACACTCTTATCAACCAACGAATCCATGTGATTGCATTCTATGAGAATATAATCAAGTGGAAAAGATAGCTTATACTTTATATGATGGCTATCCGTCAGGAAAAGCATATCTCCCATATCGGGATGGTAGATAATAAAGCCGCAAGGCTCTTTGGTGTCGTGAACTGTATCGAAAGCTTTTATAACAAAGTTACCAATACGAAACTCTTTAAGCATCGGTATGGCATTGTAATGAAAATCACCTTCCTTAATCTTCTTTTCTTCCAAAGTACCTTTGGTTGTAAAGATATTGAAAGGTCGTGCATACTGACGAATAAACCCTGCGTGGTCGCCGTGGCTATGAGTAATCAAGCAACCGACAACCTTTTTGAGATTTCCTCCAAGTGCTTCTACGGCATCTTTTAAGGGCATTCCGCATTCTATGATAAGTGCTTCATCATCATTCTGTAGGATATACCCATTACCAGAGCTTCCACTACCTAATGTAACTAATTGCATATTCTATACCTTATTATATATAGGAGAGAGATTCCTCTCTCTCCTATCCGTTATTTTACTGCTGCTTAAATATATCAGGCATTTCCTGTTTACCCATCGGCTGAGCCTTAGGCTTGGTTTGAGCCGCATTTTCTGCGGTCTGAGCGGTTTTCTGCTCATCACTTGGGGTATTATCAGCAGCCTTATTTTCCTCCTTATTCTCGCCATTATTCATATCGAGCGACTGAGAATTGGCTTGCTGTTCCTCTTGCTGCTGAGCTTGTGCGAGCTTCTCTTCGGCAGAAAGCTGCTCAACAGAAGTGTTAGTAACAGGAATCTCTTCATAATCGGCATCTTCTGCTTCATCTTTCGTCTGAAAGCCCATCATTATACCTGGGTCGGTCGTTCTGATAAACCAAGAAGCAGAACGATAACGAAGCATCAATTCTGGGATATTCTTCCATTTAGGATTACGGGAATACCAACCTTCATCCTTTGCCATCTGAATTGTTACGACAGGACCTTTCTTTACCTCTCCTGTTTTTAACTCTATGGCGTAAGCATACATACCCCAATTATCCTTGCCTCTTTCGCCAACTTCCGCATAACTAAGCGTTGAGTATTTGCCCGTTGCGTTAAAGCAAGCAATAGCAAACTTTGCTTCAAAGGTAGGAGTACCATGAACAGCTACGAGGTTCTGTAAAACCATCAAAGGGTCAGCATTCATTCGAATAGCCATATTAAGACCAATCAAACAGTTACCAATGTTTCCCTTATAGGCATCAGGTACAAATGAAGATTGAGCAAATACCTTTGCTATTCTCTGCCCTGCTTCAAAACCTTCAATAGAGCCAAAGATATTAATACCTTTCTGTGGCTGTACTACAGCCAATTCTTTTGTTTCTTCCATGATTTCTATATTTATATTTTAAACTGATTCAATTTTCAAAGGCTGCCCGTAAACGCATTGCAAGCAAATAATCTGCTGTTCAACGGGTACGATGTGTTCAGCTGATTCCTTGCGGTCAACGAACAAAGGTACGAAGATATTTGAAGCCTTAGATATACCGCTGATAATATCAACGCCCATATCAATAACAGTTCCATCATTCGTATTATCGTAGTCAATACCATCCTTATCAATAGCGGTGCAGATTTCCTTCTCATCGTCATTGGTCTTATTCTGCTGATAGAACTTCCAACGAATGAGTGAGAAATATGAATTCACCTTTTGCTCAACAAGATTAATCTTTGCCTTCTTGTAAGCTTTGATTTGGCTGATAACTTCAATACAATCAGCAATAATCTGAGATAACTCAACAGAGCGATGATTGAGCTTTTCTTTCTCTGTATCAATACGCTTGTTGGTCTCCTCACCTGCGATTTTGTTAACTAACTCGTCACGTTGAGAAACAAGGGTCTTCTTTTTCTCCTTATTCTCTTCGATTGTAGCATCAACCTTCACAACAGGCTTATTTGCTTCAATATCGGCGAGGTCTTTATCAAAAACTACCTTTTCCGCAGCAGCTTCCCAAGTTTTGTTCTGCTTCTCTGTGCGCTCGTTAATTAACTTCTGATACTCAGATTGAGCATTCTTTACCTTATCCTCATCTTGTGCCTTGGTAATCTGCTCATAGGTATTGATATTACCTTTGAGGACAGTCATCTGTTGCTTAATCTGAGCAGCCTCATTCTGTATTTTCGTGAGTTCATCAGACTTATTCTTATTGAACTCGGCAACGGCGTTATCATACTCCTTTGCCTTCATTTCGTCCGTATAAGGACGACCACAAACTGGACAAACATCTGTTTGCTTATGGTTAAATTTCTTTTCGTTAGCATCATTCCACTCTTTAATCTTGTTATTGAAATTAATAGTGACCTCTGCCAAGGAAACCTTGTATTTTGTATTGGTCTCCATATTTGTAGTATATGCAGATTTAGCGTCATTGAGTTTCGTTGAAGCCGTAGAAATCTTCTTCGTAAGCTCATCAATCGCCTTAATCTTAGCATCTTGCCATACCTTCTGTGCATTTGCAACCTTTACGTTATGCGCTTGCAACTTATTGAGGTACTCTTCCATAGCAGGGTCTTTCTCAGTCGTTCCCTCCAATGCCGCATCTATAGCAGCAATATCAGCATCAATCTTTGCCTTCTGTGCTTTGAGAGTAGTAAAATCGGCATCAACTCTAAGAGCCTCTTGTGCCTGAACCTTTGCAGGTATCAAATCTAACTCCTCTTCCGCTTTCTTCTTTGTTGCCTTCTGCTGTGTAAGCATATCGGAGAGTTCTTTCTTCTCTTCAATTACGCCCTTATACACCATAGGATAAGGCTTCATCAATTCTTCTTCATTGATTTTGCCAGCCAACGACATAAGCATTTTTCTTCTGTCATCAACCTTATAAGACATAAAGATATTGATATTAGACAGAACGAGCCATCTTTTGAGCGGACAAAGTTCTTCGAGCTTGGCGTTAAAATCTTTCTGTGAAAGAGGAACGTCATTAATAAGTCGCTCTTGTGTAGTACTTTGCAACTTCTCATCTGTTGTACCCTTATTCTCCCAATTCTCAGTAAGGATACGCTGAACCTTAATCTCTCGCTCATCATTGTAGTTAAGTACTACAGTGACAGAGGTTTCAAGATGATGAATAACATCATTATTAATATCAAGAGGTTGCACGGTGGCATTCTTCTTGCTGATAACGCCGAAGATTGCCCAAAGATAGGCATCATAGATAGTTGTCTTACCTACCTTATTTGCGCCACTAATAACCATATTGTGGCTAAAGTTAATTTCTTGACCCCGAACCTTCTTAAAGTTCTGTAAAGTCATTGACTTGATTTCAATTTTCATTGTTGTATTTTTTTATTAGCGTTAAACGGTTTATATTCGTGACCAGCCTTAGAGCCTATGAGTGATTTCGTAATTTCCTTGCCTAATTTATTACATATAGCATTAACGACACTAAGGTCAGTTCTTACATCCTTCTTTCGCTCCTTATTGGCATCGGTTTCCATCTGTGATAGCATCTGTGCTCTTTCGGAATCGAACTTCTGTAAAGCCTCCATAAGGTTCTGAGGATTGATAGTGTTACCTACATATATCTTTCCATACCCCCCACCTACAAGTGATTCAAAAAAGTAGGTAAGTTCGCTTGGAGATAGATAATAATAGATATTCCTAATACGCCTTGCCATAAAGACAGCTTGATTACTATTCACCGAATTACCAGCACCAAGAAGCCAGAATGTATCTAACAATTCTGCCTTTACCCATTGTAAGGCAAGACCCTCCTCGAATTTCTTATCAATATCGACCAAAGAATTGGTATCTTTAAGAGCGGAAACCAAAGAAGGAATAGGCTTTTTGCGCTTACTTATCAAAGGATAATAGGTATCAGCCCATTCCTTAATGCTAATCGGCGTTAAAGACCACTGCTGCTGTCCTTGCGAAATTAAGCTCTGTTCGCTGCTGCTGTTGCTGTACTTCGTCATACTCAGAATATATTTCATCTTCCCAAGCACGGGAATTAAGATAAGTTAGTGGGTGTTTCTGATACACCTTCTGAGTGATTGATGCAACATATCGTGGTGTAGCTGCCATACAAGCGGATCTATCCTTCTTAGTCATGTGCATCCACTTCTTCAAGCATTTCTGTTTACCGACACACTTACCATACATCTTCCACCAACTCTCGAACTCATTATTAATGATAGAGACAGATTGCGGTGGGGTTACCTCGTAACCTTGGGATTCTAATAATGTGATTGCTTCTTGTATCTCCTTTTCCATATTTACACCTTATTATATATTATATATACTCGCCACCCCAAAATCGAGTAATCTCTGACCCTGCGATAGCTACCTGTCCATTCGGTCTTACAGTTCTGTTAAGGAATCCGCCTTTAATATAGCGGTAGATAGTCGTTACACTAACACCAAGCTTTTCAGCAGTCTCCTTGATAGAATATCTGCCTTTCGGCTTCACATCAGGCGGTTCGTTTATCATCGTTGCCTCCTTTCTCTTTATTGCGTTTGAGAATACCATAAATACTAGCCTCACACGCATATTTGAAGTCACTCATTGTACGCCGCACAGCCTCAGACTTCTTGAGACCTTGCTTCATGTAGTTCTCTACAGATTGAACTACCAAGCTTTCTTTCTCTTTTTGCGATTTAATAACCATATTTAACTATAAATTTATATAGAAATTAATATAAAATCATTATCTTTGCAACCGAAATATATCGGTGCTTTGTAATCACACCGCAAAATTAATAAAAAAATTCGAGAAATTATTATTTTCTATTAATATTTTAATAATAATTAATATAAAACGTATGAGTACACTATTGGAAAGAGCAAAAAAGGTAGCTGAACACAAGGGAATGTCAATGGCTCAGTTTCAGGAGAAGATTGGTGTAAGCATCAGTCATTTCTATAATACCGACAGATTATCATTGAAGACAAAGAGAGCAGTTTCGGAGGTATTCCCTGACATTAATGCCGATTGGCTCGAAACGGGTGAGGGTTTTATGACTAACACCGATAAGCTACAGGAGGAAGGCAAATTCTATAAAGTACCGCTTCTTCCCGTTGCTGCGCAAGGTGGTACACCAAACAATTTCGAGTATCAGATACAGAAGCATGATTGTGAAATGATGATTTCTCCTATAGAGAATATTTCGATGGCAATCACCGTCACGGGCGATAGCATGTCGCCAGAGTACCCAAGCGGAAGTAAGGTTCTTGTGCAGAAGATTAACGAGAAGGCTTTCATTGAATGGGGCAACACTTATGTTCTCGACACCGTTAATGGTGCTATCGTTAAGAATGTATTCCAAGCAAAGGGTGATGATACAAAGATTATCTGCCGCTCGGTGAACCCTAATTTTGCAGACTTTTCCGTTGATGTTTCAGACATCAGAGGATGGTACAGAGTGCGCTGTTGTATTACCATAAAGTAGCGTTAAAAAACGTAAAACGTGCAAATTCCGTGCAAACCAATCAACACGAGAATCGTAAACGCTTGAATATCAATATGAAATAAAGAGCACACTGCATATTGTTAGAATATGTGCATAATTCATGTTAATTGATTAAAAAACTCGAAAAATAGTACATAAAACGGCAAAAAATAAGTAATTTTGCACTAAAAGAGAATATAAAGGATTCTCAGAAAGTAACAATAAGTATCGGATTTTACACCAAAACGTGCAAATTCCGTGCAAATAAAAAAGGAGATACGAACTTATGATTAAGGTATCAATCAAGCTAGATAAAAGACGGCGATTGAATAGCGGTAAGTTTCCACTCAAATTCAAGGTCGCAAGAAAAGATAGTGCCATTTATATTCCGACAGGCTATGAGCTGAAAGAAGATGAATGGGATGCGAAAAATGAAAAGGTGAAGGGATTGCCCGAGCAGCGAGTAATCAATATGAAGCTGATGAAAAGGCTTTCCCTTCTCAATGATAAGATAGTGCAGTTGCAAGAAGAAGGCAAACTGCGCTACTTCTCAAACAAGAAGCTTTCGCTCTATCTATCCAATGATGAGGATGAGCAAGAATATAAGAATCATCTTTTCAAAACTCAGATGGATGCTTTCCTTGCGACTAAGGATAATGAAGGCACAAAGTTGGTCTATACAACGACTGCAAGCAAAATCAGCAACTATTGCGACTATGAATCTTTAAGGTTGGAGGATATAGATATTGAATGGCTTGATGGATTTGTTGAATCCTTGAAAAAGGATAAGAATACAAAGAATACCATTGCTGTAAGGTTAAGGGGTATTCGGGCGGTTCTAAACTTCGCAAGAAAGAAAGGTCTATTGAAGGAATACGTATTCAATATGTATTCAATCAAAATGGAAGAGACCAAGAAACGCTCATTGACGGTTGAGGAACTAAGAAAGCTGCATGATGCGAAGCTTACTCCGCTTCGTGCTAGGCATAGGGATATTTTCTTCCTTATCTTCTACCTCATGGGCATTAATCTAATTGACCTCTCTAGGATAGTGAAGATTGAAAATGGCAGAATAACTTATAGACGAGCAAAGACGGGCACATTATATAATATTAAGGTAGAACCCGAAGCTCTCGAAATTATCGAAAAATATAGGGGTAAAGAGCACCTTCTAAGCGTTTTCGATAGAAAGAGCTCTTATCGCTATTACGATGTATCAATCAATAAAATGCTATCTAAGATTTGCAATAGCATCGGTATTCCCGAAGTCAGTACGTATTGGGCAAGACATACTTTTGCCACTATTGCTTATGAAATTGGTATCAGTATGGACGTTATCGCTGACTGCCTTGGGCACAAGAGTAGCCATAGAATAACCTCTATATATGTGCGCAAAGACCAACAACTGATTGATGAAGCAAACCGAAGAGTTATTGATTATGTTCTATATGACAAGAAGGGGTAGAGCTTTCGCCCTACCCTTCCTTATCTTATCTATTTATTGTGTCGCTTTCTTTTTGACTTTATTGACATGGTGAAAATAAAAGACGTATATTTAAAAGTACGATGATGCCACTCATACATTCGATATTCAGAAGACTTTTCTACAGTTTTGAATCTTTTATTGAACACCTTTCTGTCGCCACACTTATGCAGTTTCTTAGTTTTTCTAATACTAACCATACGCTATCGCTATTTTAGTCCATCAAAGTCAAACCACTCAATCTTATCGTAGCACTCGTACAGAACTTCTATACGCTGTGTTCCGTCTCCTCTTGTGACGACCCATACATCATCACTCATTGCTCCATAGTGAAGAGCCGTAGGATTTACGCCACCTCCACTATATCTGAACATTACCCACTTTCTTAATGGTGGCTTATCTTCTTTTAGGTCGTGCCATAATGATGCAGCATTCACATAAGGAACGTTTTCTGTATCGCAATCGGTAACACCAACCTTTTCTGTACTGAATGTTACTCCGTTAAGCTCATTATAATCTACCTCATCTTCGTTGCTACAGATGTTGAGGTAAATCTTCTTTGGTAAATTCTTTATTTTCATATCACTTAAACTTAAATAATCATTCCACTTTCGAGAATTTCTCTTATAGCTCTACCGCTGTGTCGTACACGTTTTCCACCGCCAATCAAATCTGTATCTAAATAGTCATCTATTTGACTCCAAATAAGAGACCCTGGTACACATAATTCAACTTTTTTCTGTTTCATGCGCTACTTAAATTTAATAATAAAAAACTCGGTATCAAGCCACTTGTCGGGGCATAAGCCTTTCTTAGGCTTGCCGATGGTGATACTCTCAATCTTCTTTTCGATACGTAGGCTATCCTCGCGGTAGCCGTTGATAAAGAGGACGTGTGTGAACCCTTTGCTATGGTATTCAAAAAAAGATTCTCGGCTGATAATTATGTTTTCTTGCAAAGCCCATGCGTAGGTATCTGCATCCACATTCATATTAGAAATATCGAAGATGCGTCTTACCCAATAGCCCTTAATCTCACGATATTCTTCTGTTTTCTCGCCAGCCGCAATCATATCGAACCATTGCTTGCTAACGGTGAGGGTCAAAACCCTTTTTCTTCGCACCGATAAATACTTATCCATTATCTTTATCTGTCTGTCCATACACTATTACTTTAACCATTTACAATGTTTCTTTTCCCATTCATCAAAAGAAAGAATTTCATTTACATTGCCTAATAATCTCATTTGTTGATAGTAGCTATTGTAAGCATCAATCTTCATTTTATATATTCCTCCATGCGCTACTTCCTTGTTATTTCTAAACATACCGTACATCCTTACACCTCCTCCCAGTCTATTGCAAGTATATCCTCAGAGAGCATTCTTTCTTCCTTGAATATATGATGCCCATAATGATAGAATATTCCTTCCTCGTCAATACCAAACGGATAAAGCCCATTTTCTCGCTTTACGAGCTTTCCTTTTCTCATACGCTTTAAAGCCTCTGAGAAATCAAACGTTTCCTTCTTCATTTCTTCTTTCTTTTTAATGCTTATACGCTACTTATTTTTTTATTAAACTTATCGCCTTGGTGATGCGGTGGTCTTTGAAAGGGATATGAGCTGGTGGGTCAAATGTTTCATCATACACTCCATTGATATGGTCGAACATTCGCTTTAACCAATATGATTCTTTCATACCATCGCACACTGAGCCATCGCCATTATTGTATTCATCAACTATAGACTTGTACTTCATTATCTTCTTTGCTAATCTAACCTTCATACGCTATTTCTTTTTATCGAATTTGTTGCCAACTCTTTCTATCTTACCAATTTGCAGAACATCTGGAAGCAAATAAAGAGATTCATTCTCGCTGGCTGCCATAAAAGCATAGTCCTCTTCTGACCAAAACACTTCGGCTGTAGGCTTATACCCTACGAAATGTATTAGGTCGTGCTCCCAAATTTCATTGCCTTTGCAGTCAGTCAGTCCTGTGAACTGGCAGATTGTATCTGAATCAACAGAAAAAGCACCGCCACCTTCTATTGGAACTATGATAGCACCATTCTCGTAGGAATGCAGCAAATCTCCGATTGCCCATCCTTTACCATCAAGACGTTTAGCCTTGAACTTTATATTTTCTACTTTCATAAGCTATTTATATAAAATTGTTATTATTTTACTTTTATCTACCTTCAATATAGCTTCTTCAGCTTTATCAATCGAAGAAAACAAATACTCTGGGCAAAGGTTATATGCACCATAATCCCAATAATGGATAAGTCCAAATAACAATGAATGTCTCTTATCTACACGATAAGCAAGTATTGGATTATCCTGAGAATCGTAATGTATGCCTTTAATAGCCTTGCTTTTACGATACATATCTACTATTCTATATGTTGCCATAACTATTCTTCTTTAAGTTCGACTGGCTCATCGGAAAAAGATAAATCTCTTCCGATGAGTTTCTTAATGCTGCCTTTGGGGAGTTCAACGAAATCATAGAAAGCTTCATCAGAGAGATAGTCCCATGAATCTGGACCCCACTTGTCTTTACCTCGAAGAGGCTTCTTGTCTGCATAGATACATTCTGTACCATCTTTATCAACTGCTAACCATGCTGCCATAGCTATTTCTCCTCAATTTTTACGCCAAACGGAAGTCCGTCGGCAAAGGTATATGTATCGAATGGGTGTTTATATGTGTAAGGAGTATCTTCAAATCCTATCGCAATAAGTTTTCCGATAGCCTTGCACACAAAAAGGGCTTGCGACCCCTTGTTTTTCACCCACCCAAATGGCTGATGTTTGAGCATTTCAGTCCAACACTCTTCTGCGTCCTTAAAAGGGCGGTACTTTGCTTCCGTCTTACTATCTGGCTTGATACGATATTCAATATTGCTCCAATATGTAATCTCTTTCATTTCCGTCCAATCATTCGGAACATCTGTACCTTCTATGGCACTTGGTTTTGTTCTACACTCAATTACCTTTCCTTCAGCATAAGCTTGCAGAATAGGATAAAATTCTTTAGCTTGATTTCTGTCCATATTACTTTACTTATTAATTATCATCATTATTTGCTTGGCAATCAGAGTACTCAGGGCAATAGTCACAAGACTGTCCATTTCTAAGTCTCCAACACGTATAGCCTTCGTAAGGTTCTGTCATACTCAATCCTCCAACTATTTAAGTGCATCCTCAATATTACCCATTGCCTTCCAAAGAAGGATATGCTGAGTAGCACCACCTTTATTGTATTCATCAAGCTGACTGAATGCTTGACTTAATAATTTCTTAATTTTACTCATTGCTTATTTTCCTTTGCCTTTAAGTATCTTCGCTCGAAATTTTTGAACTGTCTGTTTATAGCATAAGCCTCTTCATCAAAGCCTTCATCTAAAGTACCAGACATAGCCATAAGGGATTCAGTTGCTTGAAAGAAAGCTTCAAAATCCTTTTCTGTTACATTCATTTTTGCCATAACTATATTATTTTATATTAAACTGCTTTGATAAAAATGAATCATTCTTTATCAAGTTGACAATTTCTTCTTCTGTATGAATGCCTTTCCAAAATAGTTCGGTATGACTATAATTTCTTTCATCATCTACAGAGAATGGAATACCGTAGTTTGTATAAACCTCGCCGTGGTGTAGGATAAGGTGTCGTCCAGGATTCTTTTTAATATTTTCTATCCAAACGCCATTATCACATTCTTTCCACATCTTATATTCTTCATTACTCAGCGTTTTATCAATGCCAATAGGGTAATGCCCTGAGCAACCATTTGTTCCAAAGTAAATAATCTCTGCCATATTCTCATTAATTAAAACCAACCTAGATGGGCAGCTTCATTCCACCCATACTTACCTTTACGCATTTCATCATGGAAGTTTACTCCACGCTTAATGCGCCACTTGCTTATCTTTCTTTTCTTCATATTCTCTTCTTTTTACAATCCTTAGTAATTGATAATCTTCTGTGTTTTGCGAACCTTAGCGAAAAACTCACTGACTTCTTGTGAAGTTGCTTCTCTTCAGCAACCTTCCTTCATCCAGTTACCAATACCATTTGACTTCTGAATCATTCCGTCAGAATCTTCACCGATAATCACACCATATCCATCAGCGTTAACAAAACCATCATGGATAAACACTTTGCCATCACCATCAACTAAGATAGCACCTGCTTTAAATTCACTTAATCTCATATTCTCTTCTTTTTACCCTCTCCAGGTTGTTGTCAAAATAATAATGGATTGGAGTCTTTATGAGCCTTTCACTCATTAACGTTCTTCAATGTGTACTAAATGCTTGATGCCTTTTCCACATAAGAGTGCTCTGAGGTGAATTGTCAAGCGGTAATTGATATTTTACGGCTACACCTAATGCCAACCAATCTAATTCGAGCACGGCTTTTTTCATTATTATCTTAACTTCACCAAGGAGAGGGTGGTTAATTACTCTGTTACTTCCTTTACGGAAAAGCCACAATCATAAAGAGGTGATTCATAATTATCTTGAACCTTATTCTCAATAGCATTCTCAATAGCTTCTTCTACCGAGAACTCTGATTCATTAAACTTATCAGCCTCTGTGCTGATTGTTACTAAAAACTTTCTTTTTGCCATATTACTATCTATTTATATCCTTTGCAGGATGGTTAATCAATCTTCTTGATACTATCAATTTCCATACCCCATAGTATGGACTCTCTATTGGAGCGAGTACCATCTTTATTAGCAGGGTTGATTCTTACATCAATCTCGCCAGTATAGCCTTTACAACCTCGTTTTGGAACAATGCTTGCAATCCAACAAACATCACATATGAAGCAGCTTACTTTGTCTCCGACCTTGTATGGAAGGCTTTCTATGTACTCCTTCACATCAGAACAAATCTGATTGTTAGCATCATTGATAATACTTTGTTGCTTGGCAACCTTTGCTTTTAATTCTTCTTTTGTCATATCATTAAAATTTATGCCCGAAGGCTTTAATCGTTACAAAACCAGTAAACTCTCCAAAGGAAAGCTATTCCCCAATCTGGATTTGGATTTCTTACTATTGTTGGCAAGGGGAAGAACCAACCTATTTTTCTTGATGATATATACATACTTATAACTCCATTAATTGTTTTATAGCCATACAAGTAAAGCATAAGCCTATCACGAAAATAAGCAGTCCGATATGAGCATACCATAAATTTCTGCAAATTCTTATGCCTACATACATAAATACTATTCCTATAACTATGAATATTATTGATAATACTACCAACATACCTACACCTCCATTTCGAGATTAATTCCAAGACCGAAGAGAAGGTGCTGGATTTCATGCACATAAAAGCAACCATAGATAACTTTATTCTCGTGAGTTATCTGAAAATATCTGTATTTTAGCATATCATGCACATCCTTAAACATTTCAATAAAGAAGCCTATGTATTCTACCTTATCTCCAACATAAGGTTTAAAGGTAAAAGAATATTGTCCACCATTTCGTTTCCACTCGTTCTTCTCTAGAATCTCTGGAGTAAGACTTACTGGCTTTATCTCATCAATATCAACAAGACAGTACACCAGTCTTTCTTTAGGACAATACAAGTCAAAGTGATTTCCGTCTCTTGGCTCTTTGACAACCATTACTTTGTTGTCATACATAACAATATCATTAACTATATATTCCTGTGTCATACGCTTTACTTCACTCTTTTAAATCTGATAACTGCGTCAATATATCCTGCTGATGGCAGGTAAAAATGATAAGTACCGCCAGAATGCCCAATACATGCATGAGCATTAACATCCACATTCTTAATGGTATAAATTTCCGTTTTACCATCAACGAAAGTAAGTTCATACATTCTTGTCTCGGTTTTAACCGACTCACTTTTGCAAGCTACAAATAGCAATGCTGGTAGTATAACTAAAAATATTTTTTTCATACGCTTTACTTTTTACGATGATTATACTTCTTGATAGCATCCTTCTTGGAAGTTGCCATAATCTTAACTCCTCTGACGGTGAACTCATGCTGCGTCTTTGGCTGACACTTCTGCTTGTCAGAAGGAATATTGCCGCTTGGTGCGTCAAGTCTAGGGCTTGAGTACCCGAAAATATCATCTTGTGCATAAGCTGCCGTAGCAGCCATTATCAATGCCATTCTCATTAAATTTCTACTCATTAGTACTTATTAACTTCTTTAAAGAATACATTTCTTTTGTCTTTACGGATAGTCGCTCTACAATATTTACAGCAATGTGGCAACATGTGATAGAAGAAACACTTACGACAAATGAATGGTTTGCTTAGGGTTGTTCTTACACATTCTATTGTTACTATTTCGCCAATTTTAAGCTCTTTCATATATCTATTCTTTTATATATTCATTTACTTCACACAGAACCTTTGTTAACAGGTTCTTTAGAATCTTCAATTCATCATTAGAATATGTAGCTATTGGATATCCATCAAGAGTAGTATCGCCAAAGCAGCTACGACTTATCTTTAATGAGTGTTTATTCTTTTTCATTTTCTTTGCCTTTTACAATATTGTACACTTGTTTTAACTCATCTGTTGATAAGCGTTTGAAATCAAAAGAACTGATAGCGTAGATGAGAGTCTTACGAAGATTCTCTTCTTTAACATCTGATATTTCCTTTTCTGTAGGAACAGATATACTTCTAACATTCCATCTATCTCTACCGCATTGCCAGCCCGAATCTCTTCTAAATCTAGCGTTATCAACAACAATTTGAGTCTTTGTCACTTTATCAATTTTGGCGATACGTCTGTAAGACCTACCTATAATTAGTACATCATCACCAACAACCAAATCTTTAAGCTCTTTCATTACTCACCTCCTTTGATAATTAAGTCAAACAATCCATCTACGTATATCCAATCAGACAAACAATATTTATTTACTTCGTTCTCCCACATATCTTGATATGTGTAGCAATCGGTTTCATCGAGCATAGCGTTCATATCATAGAGCTTTCTATGACCGATTTCTTTTGACAATGCAAGAATCTTACCATTATCATTTCTAGGAACTTCGCTAGCAGGGTGAAGCAAATCTTTGAATATCTCTTTCTCTGCCCAATTAATGCCATCCAAGAAATGCTTATCGGCATTTTTATCTCTTTGAACCATAAAGCCGTTTTTGCTAATCTTTCTGATTACACGATAGCTTTTGCTTGCATAATCTCTTGCAGCTTGAACTTTCTTCTTTATGTCTATCATTCTTCACCTCCTTCCTGCTTTGGTAGTATATCAGATAAATAAGCCCACTTGATGATTTGGCATCTGCTAATCGAATGTCTCCAAGATTCCTCATTCCAAAGAATGGATTCTTTAAACTGTAGATAAGCATCGTTATCAAAACCAAGGGTAATAATATCGCTCTTACTCTTATCTGGTTCTTCTGTATTTGGATGCCATAAATCCTTTAGAAGCTCATTGATAGCCCACTTAGCACCTAGTCCAATGGCTTCTTTGATGTCCTCTTTGCAGAACATTTCCTCTTTAGCATCATTATCGAAGACTACATCTTCGCCATTTAACAGAAATTTATCTTCATAGATTTCTTCCTTTACAGCTTCTATTTTCTTATCGTCTATCATAATCTACCCTTTCTTTTTCTAAGTTGATTCTTTCTGCGCATTCTTCTTTGCGTCTTACCATCTTGTATATCACCACACTTGAAGTGCGGCTTATTATACCAAGGTATGCTAAATCTTCATTACCCATAATCAGCCCTCCACGTCTTTAGTTGTACCTAACAATGATTCATTGCCGATGTAAGGAATGCAATATGCCCAATTAGCATAAACGCAATGATAATATCCATCTTTGTCTATATAACCAAACAAATTTGCACGCCACTTATCTGATTCACTATCTCTAACCAATACCTTATCAAATGGTTTCAGCTCGACCTTTATGCTCATGTCTAGAATCTTTTTATGCTCGCAATCCCAATATATATGTTTCTTGGCAAGAGCTTCAAGGAACTGTTGCTTCTCTTTCTCTGTAGATGGGCGAGCTGTACAGAAGTCTTTTTGGCAATAACTATCATCATTAACAATAGCTATGTCTCCATCAAGGAAAGCATGACCATAATATTTCTCGTCATCTTCTGCTTTGAAGAGATAGATAAGCTTATCTCCAATGCGAGGCATAATGGTAACTATATCTCCATTCTTGAACTTTTGCTGAACCTTCTTAATTTTAAGAGTCTTGCGATTGAGTTTGCCACCCAAACGTTCCTCAATGGTGTTGATGTAAACCTGAGCAGCATCTTTGTTATCTTCAATATGATAGTCCTGTACATTCTGCATATTCAAACAAGATACATATCTCTTTTTACTTACACTAATCCAGTATTTACCTTCAAATGTTGTATAATCATTTTTTGAGAAACCCTTAAAGATTATATGGCTGTCGCTATCATTGCTAACCAGTACATCGCCCTTCTTCCATGCGAACTTGCGCCAGTCACGCATTTCTTTGAGGGAAGGAGAATCTGTAAACCATTAGGACATCCTCTTAATGTACCAAATTTGGAATAACCACGATGGTTAGCCATATTATCATCAGTCTCATTTATACACCAAACTTCTGATTCTGTAGTGCTGATTGTTTCTAACTCTACATCTATATTAAATAACAAGTCATACAACTTAGTTCCTTGCGGCTTATTCTTTAATATTTTCGCTATATTAATCTTTTCTTCCATATCACTTTACTCTTTTGAATTGAACATTCTTTCCGTCTTTTCGCTCGTTAGCCGTACACTTGATACGCTTGCAAACATTTTCAAAAATATCTGTAGCTAACTCAACGAAAAAGCAACCATCACAACTATTACTTTCAACCACCTTTAAGGTGATTTCTGAGCCTATAGGTAAATCTTCCATAACTATTTTTGATATGTTATACATTTATTCTCTATCTAAATAAAACAGGGAACCTCGCAATATTCTCATTTCTCTTCTTAACTTAATATCAGCTAAACGAGCAGCTTTATAAAGCTTAATATATGGCTTATCTTTTAGATATTGAATAAAGTCGACAACAGAATATTCTTTCTTTACCATAACCTTAACCTTTTAAAGATGATAATAACTGCTTGATACCTTTGCACCCCAATCGAAGCAGCCCACGGCATCAGGCTTCAAGAATCTCTTTTGAAGCTTCTCTAAAGCCTCTTTATACTTCTGCTCCATGTGCTTGCAATGAAGCTTCTGAGCAGTTCTAAGTTGAACAATAACACCCTTACGAGCTACCTCGTATTGTTTTTCTGACATCATTTTCTGTATCTCCTATTATTTTAAACGTTAAACAAAATCTTAGTTTTTTATAATCTAATTATATACCATACCAGCGAAGCGAGCCGAAGGCGAGCCAGCCTTAACCTCATAAATATTAGCATACACCCTACAGATAACCCCTCCCTTGATATAAGTATAGTTATTGAGTATCATATCCTTTATGTAGTCAATAGAGGATAAAAAACGCTTTTCTATGTTTCTATATTTGCATAAAATCTCGTTTTTGACCGCAAACTTTACTAAATCAAAGGCTTTCTGTACGCTCACGCTTAATTTCTCAGCTATATACTTATATGATATACCATTCTCTCTGAACTTATCGCCGTAGCCAAAACGATTACAAGCCTTCTTAGCCGCCTTCAACTCTTTCAAGCCTTTAGGGTACTTAGTCTGCTGAATCATTTGCTTGGCGTAGTTCTTTCGATTCTGTACATCAATGATAAGCATAGCAGATAAGGTATCTTCTATGAACTTTACATTCTGTGCATAGGCATTCTTTTTAGAATCATTCCTTGAAATAAACTCGATATTAGGAACGAGGACGTTCCTGTGAGAGGTATGACTTTTTAGAGACTTGAAGACAAGGCAACGATTATTCTTGCCCGTGAACTCAACCAAGCCCAGAGCCTTCAATGTATCAATACGCTTACGCACAGCACAGGCACTTACTCCCGTGATTTCGTGAAGCTTATTGATGCTCCATCTTTGCACGGCAGAAGACTTGACCCTTGTCTTGATGAAAAGGGAAAATGCGATTGCCTTCCTCAGTTCGGGATTGCAATACATATCGTTCAATATCTTTCTGCGTATCTCCATTTTACAGATGCTTTAAAAAGTCAAGAGCAGCAAAGAAATGGGGATTCTCTGCTGCTCTGTATTTAGTAGCCTTGCGGCTCACGTAAATCCAAACTCTTACACGTTAGAAAGCTCCCCATAAGCTCGCTAGGTGATAGTGTTCTTTCTGAAACACACCGCAAAATTAATAAAAATCTGTCAAATAACCAACTTTTCTATTAATAAATTTAAAATAATTAATAGTTTCTATTCGCTTTTTAATAGATTTTTATAACTTTGCACCATATTTTCTATTAGTAACCAAATAATAAGTAATAGCGTATGATATACAATCAGTATCAGCAGTACGAAATCTCCGACCGCATCATGCAAGCGGTATGTGAGGTAGGCAAGGTTACCTTCATGGAACTCTGCTCTACGGTGAAGACCGTCAAACTCAACACCCTTAGAGGACTATACTGCCTCATAAGCCGTGATTATTGCATTCACCCCGACCGCTCGGCTCGCCTACTCTGCCGCACCAGAGCAAACGTCATCAACCAAGCACGAAAGTATATGCAATACGTTCAGTCAAAGGATAAGTACACCTTATCCATATATAACCAAATCGTTGAACTCTTAAAAAGCAACAAAGAATGAAAAGAACAGATTATGAGCTTACTCTGCCCGACCAGCTCTTCCCAACGGACAATGACTTAGAGATTCCGACACTCGATATGGATATGCAAGCCAAGGAGTGTCAGTCACCCTTCCTTTGCTTCGGCGAACAGAAGATAACCTTCAACCTCAATGGCGAAGGCTCTTTGCACTTCTATACCGATGATTACCGCTTCTCGGCTATCTACGAGCATCCTGAGAAGATATTGCAGCATCACCCTGCCGTTATCGTTGAGCCGAACTTCTCCTTATATAATGAGATGCCCGTATCTTTCGGCTTGCAGGCTATCTACAAGAAACGTTGGATTGCACGCTGTATGCAAGGTAAGGGTATCGGCATCTTCGTTGACCTCAACGTGGCGCAGAAGTTCTATCGCCTTAATATGATTGGCGTACCTCGTGGATGGCGTGCCTTCGCTACCCGTGGATATTCGGATAGACTGAATAACCTCGCCTTTGAGTATTCCATCGCAAGCGATTGGGCAGAGGGCAAAGAGCCGCTATTTGTTATCTACGGCGGCGGTGCTGAGTGTCGGCGGTTCGCCCAGACCCATAGAGGTTGCATCTACATCAACCCCGTTGTCACTACCAAGAAGCAGCTTGCCGCCTTGCAGAAGATTCACGAAGGTGTTGCCTTTATCGGTGAAGAGTTCTCTGTTAATGCGCAGCTTGATAAGCTCACCCCTTTCTCCAAGCAGATTGAGGACTTCCGAGAAGATAACGTCTCTAAACAGATTGAGGAAAAGTAAGATTGTTTATGCGAGATATGGCATTTATTTGCTGTATCTCGCTTTCTTTTGTATCTTTGCATCAGCAAAACAGAAATTGTGGAATATAGGTTCTGAGGTGTCATAACTATATGTGTTGGTTAAGATTTGGTTAAATGAAAATAATAGTTAGTTTTTAGTCTATAAGCAGCCGCCTGTGATAGGTAGCTGCTTT